ACTGCGCGACCACCTGCACCTCGACACGACGACCTTGAAGGACGCGCTGGCCGCGGTCTACGGGGACGCCTACTCGTCCGGCGTGCTGGCCGGTCTGCAGCTGGACGGCAGCGCGAACCCGGTGCCCGGCGTCAACATCTCGATCCCGACGTCGGCGGAGGAGTGGGGCCAGTTCTGGTCGTCGTGGACGCCCGGCCAGGCCACCACCTCGGCGCTGCTGAACTTCGGCGGGCTCGCGCGCCTGCTGGACCGGCAGAACATCACCATCCAGGGCATCACCGGAACCACCCTCGACCGGCTCGGCACCGTGCTCGCCACGGGTGCTCGCACCGGCCAGTCGGTCGACTCGATCGCCCGCTCGATGCAGTCGATCGTCGCCGACCCGGCCCGCGCCCGCATGATCGCCACCACGGAGATCGCCCGCGCCATGACCGCCGGGTCCGCTGACCAGTACCGCCAGGACGGCATCACGAGGGTCGACCTGGTCACCTCGCCCGGCGCGTGCCTGCACTGCCTGTCGATCGCCGCGGAGAACCCGCTGAAACTGCACGGCGACGGCATCGTCCCGGTGCACCCGAACTGCCGCTGCTCGCTGTCGCCGGTGCTGAACACCCTGACCCCTGGCCCGGACCTGAACTCCGACCTGCTGACCCTGGCCGGTGCCGCCTCCCTCGGCGCTGCCGCCGCGGCGGAGGATGCCGGGCTGGCCGGGCTCGAAGGCGAACACCTCGCACACGACACCGAGGGTGCCGCCGCCGAGGGCGAGGGCAAGCTGCACGAGTTCGTCGACCGCTACCGCATGACCGACTCGGGCAACGACAACGCGACCCGCGGCGACACGGGCCTGCTGTACCAGAACGACGCCCCGAACCGCGACTTCACGCAGGACCTGGAATACGGCGACAACACCGGCGCGGGCATGAATCTGGACGAGGAGAACTTCGGCGGCACCGGCACGTCGATCCTCGACCGCAACACCGGCGCGGGCGGCAACGGCATGACGTCCAACCAGGGCGGCTCGCTCGATGTCACCACGGAGAACAACGGCGAGGGCGACCCGGTCGACTACTTCGCCCCCGGCCTGATCCCGCCGTCCGAACCGGCTGCAGTGCCTGCTGCAGCGCCTGCTGCGAAGCCGTCCACGAAGCGCACCCGCAAGCGCACCCGCCGCACCCCGTCGAAGGGCTGACCATGCCTCGCTCGATCACCGCTCACGTCACCGGCGCACCGGCCCCGCAGGGCTCGAAGTCCGGCTTCGTGACGAAGTCCGGCAAGGTCAACATGGTCGAGTCGTCGAAGCGGGTGAAGCCCTGGCGCAAGGCCGTGCACGAGCAGATGAAGGCCGCGGTCGCCGAGCAGGGCTGGGCGACCGCGCAGGACGCCTGCTCGGTCCGCATCACGTTCTTCCTGCCCCGCGGCAAGTCGGTGAAGCGTGACCTGCCGACGGTGACGCCGGACCTCGACAAGCTGGTCCGCTCGACGCTGGACGCGCTCACGTCCTCGCAGGTGATCGCCGACGACAAGCTGGTCTGCTCGATCACGACCAGCAAGGTCTACGACGACGACTACGCCGCGGGCGCGCTGATCACCGTCTCGGCGGATTGATCAGCAACCGCCAGAACCGGGTCGCCCGCATGTCGGCAGTCCCGCACGAAGCACACGTCACCAGGTCAGCCTCGCTGACCTGCCAGTTCGACTCGGTGCAGCAGATCGGCAGTGGCAGCAGCCGCCTGATCCGCTCCCAGTCCCAACCCTCCCCCGAGGAGTTGATCGACATGCCGCAACGGTACCTGCTCGCGGTCGCATATCAGCCCGGCGTGGACACGCGCATCGAGAAGGGCGCGGACGGCCACCGGGACTTCTTCACCGAGGCCGAGTTGGAGAAGGCCGCGTGGTCGATGCTGCTCGGCGGTGAGCCCGAGGTCGGGCTGTACCACGCCGACGGCACCGTCGGGCACGCGAAGGTCGTCGAGAGCTACGTCTACCGCGGCCCCGACTGGACGCTCACCGCGGTCGACGGCTCGACGCAGGTGATCAAGTCCGGCACCTGGCTGACCGGCCTGCTGTGCGACGACATCGCGTGGCGAATGTACGAACGCGGCGAGGTGCAGGGCGTGTCCCTGCAGGGTGCCGCCCGACGGCGGAGGACCGCATGACCACGACCCTGAACGACCGCCGCCGGGCCACGCAGAAGCGTGCGCCCCGGCGGACCCCGCACGCCTGCCTGGGGTGCGGCTCCCACAAGACCCGGATCGTCCGCAAGGCGATCCTGTGCCGCTCGTGCGGGACCTATTACCGGGTGCCCGCACACCTGATCCGCGAGGTGTTCCATGTCTGACCTGACCGAGACTCCCGACGCCGTCGAGGACGACGTCGAGGGCACCTGGCTCGCCGACGCCCAGATCGGTCGCATCGACCTGGTGCACAAGGGCGCGAACGGCCTGCCGTTCCTGATCGCGAAGGGCCAGGGCGGCTTCCTGCCGCCCGAGGCCGTGCAGGACCTGCTCGACCGCAACGCGGTGCCGGACCCGGCACCCGTCACCACGCCGCGTGACGACGTCACTCTCACCGGCTCCCCCGCCGCGATCACGAAGATGATCTTCGACGCGGCCCAGCGGGCAAAGGCCCGTCCCACCGAGGAGAACGACATGACCGACGACGTCAGCAAGGCGAAGGCCGACCTGGACATCACCGAGCCGCTGTCCGGCGCAGGCGACGCCTCGCCGATGCCGGGCACCCCCGAGTGGGAGGAGGTGGACGCCGCGACCGCCTCGAAGTGGATCGGCGTCCTGGGTCGCGCGAAGAACGCGATCTGCCTGCTCGCCGAGCGCGAGATGCAGGAGGCCGCGGTCGGCGAGGTCGACGGCGCGGAGAACGCCATGAACCTCGGCGACGCATCGAGCGCGATCGACTGCGCGATCTCGATCCTCGCCCCGTACGCAGTCGGCGAGCAGATGGACGCCGACCAGGCGCAGCTGTCCGCGGTCGGCAAGGCGCTCGCCGGTGCCGACGAACCGCTCGACGTGATCGAGCGGCTGGCCCCCGTGGTCAAGGCCGGGCGGGTCCTGTCCGGCAAGAACGAGCAGGCGATCCGTGACGCCGTCACCGCCCTGCAGGGGGTGCTGGCCTCGCTGCCCGCTCCCATCGACGAGAGCGGCCAGCCGGTCGCGAAGGAGGCCGACATGGCTGCCAGTCCCACCACCCTCGAAGTCGAGGTCACGCCGGTCGTCAAGGCCGTCGAACTCGACGCCGCGTCGGAGTTCCCGACCTTCACCCTCGGCACCGTCACGAAGGCGAAGGGTGACCCGGTCACCGTCGTGTTCAACGCCGACGGCAAGCTGATCGGCGTCATCGACCCCGCCGACCTCATGCCGGTGTCCGACACCGCCGCGAAGTCCGACGACTCGTCCGACGACGCCGCGCCCGCCACCGACGACGCCGCCCCGGCGGACGACGCAGCTGCCGCTGCGCCCGCCGCGGACGCCGCCGACCAGGCCGCTGCCGCGGCCCCCGATGCCACCGCTGACGCCGCCGCGGCTCCCGCCGACGACGACGCCAACGTCCAGAAGTCCACGCAGTCCGACGGGGTCGCCGCCCTGTCCGCCCTGCTCAATGAGGCCCTGACCCCGATCGCGGAGAAGCTGGCGTCCAACGACCAGCTTGCGAGCGTGGTCAAGGGCCTGCAGGAGCGGGTCGAGCAGCTGGCGAAGATGCCCGACGACCGCAAGTCCCCGCTGCTCAACGGTGCGTTCGGCACCGGCGACGGCAACGAGGGCGCGGGCGATGCCCACGCCGAACTCCGCAAGGCGGTCGAGGACGCGAAGTCCGACGCCGAGCGGCGCGACGCTCTGCAGCGTCTCGCCTACGCCGAGGTCAAGGCCCGGTTCAACCCGACCGCCTGATCGGCCAGCACCACCCCGCCCCACCCAACACCCGGATCGCCCCGCAACCAGCCGCGCACGAAGCGCCGCCGGGCGATACCCCATGCACTGAAAGGCAAGTGATCCACATGATCGACGAGAAGATCACCGCCGAGACCCTGGAACTGATCAAGAAGGCGACCACCGCCGGTGTGAACAGTTCGACGGGCATCGTCGGTGTCGACCTCTCCGACCTGATCTCCCTGATCCCGGTCAACACCCCGTTCCGCGACTCGCTCGCGCGCACGAAGCCGAAGATGGGCGCGAAGTTCGCCGAGTGGCGTGCCCTCGTGAACGTCAACAACACCCAGCCGAACCCGTTCACCGCGTTCGACTTCGCCGCCCCGCTGGCGAACATCGACGAGCAGGACGTCACCGCCCTGTACGCGAAGCTCGGCATGGGCTACACCGTCACGCAGGACGCGATCGACCTCGCCGGTGGCTACGCCGACGCGAAGGCCGTCGCCGTGATGAACGCCCTGAACCAGTTCAAGATCGGCGAGGACAAGGGCTCGATCGGCGGGCAGCTGTTCGCGCTCACCACGCCCGGCACCCCGACCGTGACCCAGTCCGACACCGGCGGCTCGATCGCCGCATCGACCGCGGTCAACGTGAAGGTCGCCGCCCGCACCGGCGCGAACTACTTCTGGGGCGGCTCGACCGTCGCCAGCGCGCAGGGCACGGTCACCACGTCCACCGTCGCCGCGGCCACGCACTCCGCGACCGCCACGGTCGCCGCGGTCCGCGGTGCCGTCGCCTACGACTGGTTCGTCGGCGGCTTCTACTACACGACCACCACGGTCAACAAGGTCGTGATCACCTCGATCCCGACCGCGAACCAGGCCGTGCCGAACCTGCCGGACCTGTACCAGACCGCCCCGGCTGGCCCGCCCACCGCGGACTCGTCCGCCGGGTCGAACCAGTTCAACGGCCTGCTGGCCTCCCTCGCCGGTGACTACGCCACCGGCGGCGCGACCGGCCTGGTCACGCCGGGCTCGGGCACCCCGTCCGGCGCGTACTTCCACTCGCTCGACGGCAGCCCGCTGTCCGTCAGCGGTGCGGCGGTCGCCGAACTGGACAACCTGAACCAGTCGATCTACGACACGGTCCGCCTGTCGCCCGACTGCTACATGATGTCCAGCCAGGAGGGCACGAAGCTGTCCAACGTGCTGCTCGGCTCGACCGTCTCCGAGACGTTCTTCCAGCCGAACCTCGCGGGCCGCTCCGAGGCCGTCCTCGGTTCGTTCGTCGGCTGGTACGTGAACAAGGCCGCGGGCGGCACCCCGATCCGCGTCGAGGTCCACCCGCACATGCCGCCGGGCACCCTGATCGCCCGGACGGACCGCGTGCCGTTCCCGAACAGCAACATCACCAACACCTGCGAGATTCGTACGCTCCGCGACGTGAGCGACTACGACTACGCCGCGAACCGGGCCGCGGGCTCGGGCGGCGGTCCTCGCTTCGACGGTGAGACCTACGCCAACGAGGTGTTCATCAACAAGGCACCCGTCGCGATGGGCGTGCTGCAGAACATCGGCTGACCGCCGGTCCTGCAGTAACAGGGCTCGGCTGGCCCTCGCTACGGCCCCCGGCGGGGGTCTCAGCCGACATCGAGCGCGTCCCAGTCGCCCGTCGCTACCTGGCGACTGGGGCGCGCTCACCTCTCCAACAACCACGACTCATAGGGGGTCTGCCATGAGGATCGCAAACACCGACGGCGCGACGACGATGCAGCACGACGGCGTCGACTACGAGGCCGACAAGCACGGCATGTTCACCGTGCCCGAGCACATCGGCCAGGCGCTGATCAAGTTCCCGCACTGGGTGCAGGAGCACGTCGCCCTGGCCCGCGGCGAGGCGTCGAAGCTGGCGCACGACGTCCAGCCCGAGCACATCATCGAGCGCGTCACGCAGCTGGAAGGCGATCTCGCCGGGCTCGCCTCGAAGGTCGAGCAGCTGCTCGGCATCGTCGCGAAGGTCGCCCCCGAGGCCGCGGCTGCGATCTCGGTCGCCGACCCGGCTGCCGCCCCGGCTGCTGCCGCCGTCGCCGGTGCTGTCGAGGCGGCGAACGCCACCGTCGACAAGGTCGCCGCGAAGGTCACGAAGGCCACGTCCGCGAAGGCCGCGGCGAAGTGACCGCCGGACCGTCGCTGACGGTCCTGCTGCCCTACACCGACGAGAAGCTGGACCCGCGCTGCGTCGAACTGCTGCAGCGCCACGTCTGCACCGTCCGGCGCTACGCGGGCAGCTTCAAGGCCGTCCGGCTCGACCCTCGCGACACGTCCGCCTACTTCCGGCTGGTCGAGTCCGAGTGGTCGCAGCCGGGCGACCTGGTGATCGTCGAGCACGACATCGGCATCCACCGCCACGTCATGCCCGCCTTCCTGGCCTGCCGCGAGCCCTGGTGCGGCAACGCTTACGCGATCGGCGAGCAGATGCTCGTGTGCCTCGGCTGCACCCGCTTCACCGCCGAGTTGAAGGCCGCGGAGCCGGACCTGCTCAACGAGGTCGGCCAGGTCGGCAACGACGGCCTGCAGGCCCGCGACTGGCGTCGCCTCGACGTCCGCCTGGCCGACGCCCTGCACAAGCGCGGCTACCAGCACCACGAGCACACCCCGCCCGTGACGCACTACCACGAGTACCAGTGAGGACCCGGCCATGACCACGCCCGCCGCCGTCGCCCCGTACGTAGCCACCTACGCGAACCGCGTCCCGTACATCACGGTCGACGAGTTCCTGAACGCCCCGACCGGCGTCGACACCTCGCAGATCAAGCCCGGCTCGACGCCCACGGAGAACCGCGCCGCGCTCGCCCAGCTGATCCTGCGCGCATCGAGCGAGGCCGACAACATCGCCCGCCAGGTGCTCGCCGCCTCGACCGACATCCAGATCGGGCAGTACCGGGTCCGCTCGAACGGAACGATCCGCGTGCCCGTCGACTACACGCCACTGGTCGCCGTCACCGGCGTGAAGATCGGCACCTCGCCGTCGAACCTGGCCGCGCTGACCGACCTGACCGGCCTGTGGCTGCAGCGCAAGGTCGCCTCGATCCCCGTCTACGGCCCGAGCTACACCCGCCAGATGGACAACCCGACGGCGACCGCCGACGTCGGCAAGGTCTACGCCCAGGTCACCTACGTCAACGGCTTCGCGAACACCTCGCTGGCCGCGGACGCCGCCCAGGGCGCGACCTCGATCACGCCGAAGGACACGACCGGCATCTGCCCCGGCCTGCAGCTGACCATCTACGACGCCACCGCGGCCTCGTGGGAGACCGTGACGGTCGATCCGAGCTACACCTACGGCTCGGCCACCGTCCCGCTCACTTCGGCGCTGCAGTTCGCCCACACGTCCGGCACGGCGGTCTCCGCCTTCCCCGGCGACGTAAAACAGGCCGTCATCCACCTGACCACGTTCCTGATCAAGACGCGCGGCGCGGAAGCGATCGCCGTCGACGGCTACGGCTCCGAGCCCGGCCACACCGTCTCCGCGGAGGCGGGCGGCATCGAGGAGTACGACTGGGCCGTCGACCTGCTCGAACCGAAGCGGAGGGTCTGGTGAGTACCGCAACGGTGCGCGCCGCCGTCGCCGACTTCGTCACGACCGCCGCCGTGCCCGGTGTCGGCAAGGTGTACCGCGCGATCCCGTACTGGGCCGACGGTGCCGACTGGAAGCTGGACTCGAAGCTGGGCAACGGCGCAGTGGTCGCCGTGCACATCGTCGAGGACGCCGAGCGGCGCAACACGCTGCCCGCGATCACCGGCCAGAAGCGCGTCGACTACACCGTCGGCCTGGCGATCTACTACCAGTGGCTGATCCCGTCGGCCAGCCAGGCGTCGCACTCGACCGACGACTGGGTGGACGGGCTCGACCAGATCATCGACGCCTTGAAGGCGGCGATCCGGCAGGCCCCCACGCTCAACGACTCGACGGTGATCTTCCAGGCCGGTCAGGGTCGCATCCACGAGACCATGCCGGACCTCACCACGAAGCAGGGGATGCCCCGCCGCGGCGAGGGCAAGGTGCTCTGCTGGTCGGTCGTCGAACTCGGGGTCACCGAGATCATCGAGGGGTGACGTCATGGCGAAGCGACGCCGTCACCATCGCAAGCACTACCACTTGAAGCACAAGCGGAAGCGGTCGCGCCGTCGGCATCACCGGCGGCACTACCACTTGAAGCACAAGCGACGCCGCGCCCACCTGAAACACCGCCGCCACCGGCGACGTCACAAGGGCAAGATCAAGCGCCACCGGCACGCCCGGCACCGGCGCAAGGTCAAACGGCATCGCAAGCGTCACCGTCGCCGCCACCACGGCAAGCTGCGGAAGCGGCGGCACCGGCATCGGCACAGGCGGCACCGCCGCCGGGCTCGGAGGCATCATCGCCGCCACTACCACTTGCGTCACAAGCGGCACTACCGCGGACGGCGGCACTACCACTTGAAGCACAAGCGCCGCTCGAAGCTGTCGCACACGAAGAAGCGGGTCAAGCGCGCCCGCAACGCGATCGGGCATCACCGCCACCAGCGCAACCACCTGCGGCATCTGCACCAGGGCCACATCCGGCACAAGGCCGCGGCGGTCCACACGAAGCATCACAAGCTGCGGAAGGCCCGCGTCTCGCGGTTCCGCAGCAGCCTGGGCCACCTGTAACCGAGGAGATCGACATGCCCCGCTACCAGTACACCGACGTGCACGAGCGCGTCCTGACCGGGCTCGCGCACGGCGTGAACGCCAGCGTGACCCGCGACGGTGAACCGCTCGACGAGCAGGGCACCGTCGTCGCCCGACTCGGTGACGAGATCACCACGAACGACCCCTACGAGCACGCCTTCCTGGCCCTGCTCGACAAGCCCACGCCCCGGCGTCGCCGCGGCCAGAACGACGACACGGGCAGCGGCCCGGACACCCAGGAGTAAGCCATGACCACCACGTACTACCCCTCGAACCTGCAGTGGTTCGGGCTGGCGAAGGAAGCCACGCCGGGCACCGCCGAGTCGATCCCGACCATCTGGGTGCCGGTCGACACCCCGAAGTGGTCGCCGAAGCTGACCATGCACACCGACCAGGCGATGCGCGGCTTCATGGGCGACGACTACCAGCAGGTCGCCGGGATGCGCTACGACGAGATCACCTACAAGACCTACGTCTACATGGACTCGATCTTCCCGCACCTGCTCGCCCTGCTCGGCCACGCCGACGTCGTCACCGGCACCGCCGACCCGGCCACGCACAAGACCGCGCTGAACAACGGCACCGGCACCGACAACGCCCAGCCCCCGACCTACACCGGCTTCTACTTCGACGCCGCCGGGAAGTGCTGGCAGGTGCCGGGCATGGTCATGGCCGAGTTGAAGCTGGACACGAAGGTCGACGAACTCGACACCGTCGATGTCACCTGGCACGGCCTGCCCGCCACCGCGATCGCCGCCCCGACCAACACCCCGACCACGAGCAAGCCGATGCCCGCCTGGAACTCGGTCATCTCGATCGGCGGCTCCGCGGTCTCGGCGTACTCCGAGGTGTCGCTGGACTACAAGCGCAACACGAAGCCGGTGAACACGATCAACGACTCGCAGAGCCCGCTCGGCATCTACGGCGGCGGGGTCTCGATCACCGGCACGCTCACCGCGGTCTACCAGGGCAGCACCGACTCGAACCTGGTCGACTTCCTGGCGAACACCCAGCCGTCGCTGACGGTGAAGTGGTCGCCGGTCGGCGACGCGACCCACAACCTGACCCTGCAGCACTCGGTGGTCGCCTACGACTCCGCCGACCCGCAGGGCAGCGGCGACTGGATGGAGATTCAGTCGAACATCAAGGCGCTGATGAACGCCACCGACGCGCTCGACTCGAAGCTGTCGCCCGCGCAGGTCGTGTTCCTGACGCCCACCATCGCTCCGTTCTAACCGATCAACCCAGGGGGCCACCCACCATGATCAAGATTCACATTCCCGACGGCGAAGCCAGCATCCGTACCCTCGCCAACGAGGTCAGCCCGCGCCGTCGCCGCGAGATCGAACTGATCGCCGCGCGGCTCGGGCAGGTCCTGCCCGCCGTCCAGTCCGCCGCCCGCATCCTCGTCGACGGCGACGTCATGGACGACCGCTCGAAGCAGCGGCACAAGCAGGGGCCGCGCAAGGGCAAGCCGGTGTTCACCGGCGCGGACGTCGACCTCACCGTGAAGCAGCTGCGCCTGCTGTCCGACCTCAACGACGCGATCGTCTGGTCACTGCTCGACGGCTGGACGCTGGACCTGCCGCTGCCGCGCACGCCCGACGACCTGCTCGACCTGCCCGGCGACGTCTACGACGCGCTGCGCGAGCAGTGCTCGGCGGTCTACCTCGGCATCGACCCGACCGGCGGCTTCGGCCCCGGCGCACTGCCCGAGCCCGGCTCCGACGAGCCGCTGGACACGACGTCCCCTACTTCGGCCTGAGACGCCTGCGCCGGGCGTATCAGGCCAAACGGTCCGGCGGTGAGCCGGGCGACCTCGACCCGCTCACCGCGGCAATGCTCCGCGAGAAGCGGTACCGCGAACTGATCCCCATGACTCACGAGCAGTACCTGGACGAGCCGTGGGACGTCATCGAGTGGACGTTGCGGATCGACAACATCCAGAGGGAGTTCGGTCATGGCGGTCGCGAATCTCAATGAGGTGATGGGGGCGATCGACCGGCTGCAGAAGAAGCAGTCGGTTATCGCCCGCATGACCGTCACCCGCGCCGCGGCCCGCGTCGAGGCGGTGGCGAAGAAGAACTTCGAGGGCGCGCACAAGCGCGGCGAGCCGCACGTCGGCGGTGCCTCGCCGAATGTCGTGAGCGGCACGCTGCGCCGCTCGATCACCCGCACCCAGGTGTTCCGCCTCGGCGAGACCGACTGGGGCACGAAGGTCGGCCCGGCGACCGTCTACGCCCGCCGCATCGAACTGGGCTACCCCGGCGGCGGTCACGGACCGGGCCACCAGCGCACCCGAGCCTTCCCCTACTTCAAGCCAGCAGTGGACAAGGTCATCCCCGAGTTCCACGACATCGCCGCCGAGACCTGGAACCTGTACTTGCGGCACTAGGAGTGACCCATCATGGCCGAAGGCGGCGCGGGTCTGATCCCCCCTGTAGTGGTAACCCTCCGGGCGAAGGCCGGGGAACTGTTCAGCGAGTTCGGCAAGGTCAAGGACGAGATCAAGCGCCTCGACCACGAGACCGAGGGCGGTCTGACCCGCGGCCAGAAGGCCATGCACGGCCTCGAAGCCGCTGGTCGCAAGCTGACCCTGGGCCTGGCCGGTGCCGCGATCGGCGGCGCTGCCGCCGCGGTGAAGCTGTCCGGCAACTTCGAGGAGGCGACGACCCAGCTGGTCACCGGCGCGGGCGAGTCCGAGGCGAAGATCGAGGACGTCCGCAAGGGCCTGCTGTCCCTCGCCCCCGCCGTCGGCCAGGGGCCGGAAGCACTCGCGAAGGGTATGTACCTGGTCGAGTCCGCGGGCTACCACGGCGCGCAGGGCCTCATGGTGATGAAGGCCGCGGCGCAGGGTGCCACGGTCGGTGCGACCGACACGGCCACCGTCGCCGACGCTCTCACCACGGTGCTCACCGACTACGGCATCAAGGCCAACCAGGCGGGTGTCGTCACCTCGAAGCTGGTCGCCACCGTCGCGTCCGGCAAGACCACGATGGGCGACCTCGCGGGCTCCCTGCACAACGTGGTGCAGCGCGCCGCGTCCGCCGGTGTCGGGCTGAACCAGGTCCTCGGTGCTATGGCGACGATGACCTCCCAGGGCATCTCCGCCGACCAGGCGTCGCAGGACCTCGCCAACGCGATCCAGTCCCTCGAAAACCCGACCCAGGGTCAGACGAAGGAGATGCAGCAGCTGGGGTTGAAGTCCGCGGACATCTCCCACAACCTCGGCAAGCGCGGCCTGACCGGCACGCTCGGCATCCTCGAAGGCGCTCTCGCGAAGCACATGCACGCGGGCTCGGTGTGGATGTCGACCTACAACAATCTCGCCGAGGAGACCGGCAAGGTCAACACGATGTTGAAGGCGCTGCCGCCTTCGATGCAGGGCATCGCTCGCGAGTACGCGAACGGCACGGTCACCTCGAAGCAGTGGCGTCACGCCATGATGGGGATGAACGTCGAGCAGAAGCAGCTGGCCCAGCAGTTCGCCGCCGGGGTGAACCGCACCCGCGGCTTCAACTCGACGCTGACCGCGTCCGGCCCGTCGGCCCAGACCTTCGGCGCGGCGCTGGCGAAGCTGACCGGCGGCGCGACCGGCATGAACGTGGCCCTCGCGATCGGCGGGCAGCACGCCTCGACCTTCGCCGCCAACGTGAAGAACCTGGGCAGCACCACCACCGAGGCCGGTGGCAACGTGAAGGGCTTCGGGCTCGCCTCGAAGGACTTCAACTTCCAGCTGGCGCAGCTGTCCGCGGCTGCCCAGGCGCTCGCGATCAAGGTCGGCGACAAGCTGATCCCGGTGATCATGTCGGTGGTCAACTTCTTCAAGTCGCACCGCTCGGCCACCATCGCCCTCGCTGCTGCGATCGGCGGCATCATGGTGCTCGCGATCGGCGCGTACATCTTGAAGCTGGCCCGCGCCGCGAAGGAAACGGTCACCTCCTACGGGAAGATGATCAAGGGCGGGTACGAGTGGCTGGCTAAGCTGATCAGCGGTAAGACCCAGGCGACCGCCGCCGAGAACAAGGCGGTCGCGAGCAAGGAGACCGCGGCCAGCCGCTCGGTCGAAGCCGACAAGGCCATGAGCGACGCGCAGAAGCGCGCCGCGATGATCGCCCAGCAGACCGCCGAGCAGCAGGCTCAGGCCGCGAGCATGGTCGCCGAGTCGCAGGCCAGCATGGCGACCGCCGCCGCGGAGTCGGCAGCGGCCCAGGAGGGCTCCGCCGCTGCCGTCGTCGGCGCTGACGAGGGCATGGCTGCCGCCGCCGAGACCACCGCTCCCGCGATCGAGACCGCAATGGGTCCGATCGGCCTCGCGATCGGTGCGATCGGCCTCGTCGCGATGCTGCTCATGTCGCACTGGAAGCAGGTCTGGGGCGCGATCAAGGACGTCACGCGCATGGCGTGGAACGACGTGTTGAAGCCGGTGTTCGGCTTCATCATGGACGTCGCGATCAAGCCGATGATGGAGCAGATCAAGGTCCTGCAGGGCATCTGGAACACCGTGTGGGACACGATCTCCTCGGTGATCAAGGCCGTGTGGGATGACGGCATCAAGCCGGTGTTCGACTTCATCAAGAACAACTGGAAGCTGCTGCTGGAAGTCCTCGGCGGTGGCCTGGTCCTGCTGATCACGCACTGGAAGCAGGTGTGGGGCGCGATCGAGCGGGTCGCCCGCATGGTCTGGAACGACGTGTTGAAGCCGGTGTTCCACTTCATCTACGAGGTGGGCATCCGACCCGTCATGTCCGCCCTGGACTGGCTCGGTCGGGGCTGGTCGAACATCTGGAACGGCATCGGCAGCGTCGCGAGCGACGTGTGGAACAACGTCGTCAAGCCGGTGTTCGACTTCATCAACAACTACGGCATCCAGCCGATCGCCTCGGTGATCCAGTGGTTCGGCAACCTCTGGCACTCGATCTGGAACGACGTCGGCCAGGTGATTCAGGACGTCTGGAACTGGATCAAGCCGATCATCGACACCATCAAGTCGGCCTTCGACGGGGTGATGTCGGTCGTGCACTCGGTCGGCAGCTTCATCGGCGGTGTCGGGCACGCGGTCGGCAGCTTCCTGGGCCTCGACACTGGTGGCCCGGTGCCGGGCGCTGTCGGTTCGCCTGTCCCGGCGATCGTGCACGGCGGGGAGTACATGCTCTCCGCGAACATGCTGTCCGGCAAGGCCCCGATCGACCCGCACGTCGTCGGTGCAGTCATGGCGAACGCCGCGGCTGACCCGGTCGCCGCGGCGCATCTCTCGAAGTCGGCCAGCTACGGCGGCGGCTCCGCGGGTGCACTGCTCGGCGGCGGGCACGGCGGCGGCTCGGGCGGCTCCGGTGGCGGCGGTTCGACCGTCGTCGTCCAGGGCTCGGTGATCGACATGCAGGGTCTGTTCCAGGCCATGCAGACCGCGGCGCTTCGCCACGGCACTCAGAACGCCCAGACCTGGGCACCGTTCAAGCGGGGGTAGCTATGAGTTCCACCCTCGTGTACCCGTCGCGGCTGGTGAAGGTCGGCATCGGGAAGGAGTCGACCTTCGGCACCGCCGTCGCCCCTGCCGCGGGGCTGGCGGTGGCCGCGCCGGGCGTCAGCGACAAGCACGCGACGATCGTCGACACCGGGTGGCGGCAGTCGACCGCAGCCAGCTACGGGCACCAGCCCGGCCCGCTGGATTCGGCTGTCTCCCTCGGTGGCCCGGCGTTCGTCGACGCGCTCGGGTGGCCGCTGGCGGGCGTGCTCGGTGATCACACGGTCACCGGCACGACCGCCCCGTACACGCACACCCTGGCCCTGCTGAACAGCGGCTCGATGCAGCCGTCGAGCTACACGGTGACGCTCGACGACCCGGTCGGCGCGCTCGCCTACCCCGGCTGCCGCTGGTCCGGCTTCACGCTCACCGCGAACGCCGACGGCCTGCTCACCTGGGGCGGCACCCTCGCCGGGCTCAACCCCGGCGCAGGCAGCGTCCCCCCGGCCCCCGCAGTGGTGCTGCCGATGCCCGGCTGGTCCGGCGTCGTCACCATCGGCGGGTCGGTCGAGTCGCGCGTGCTCGACCTCAGCGTGTCGATCACCCGGCAGCTGACCGCGAAGCGCAACACGAACGGCCAGCAGACCCCGAACAACATCCAGGCTGGGGCGCTCGCCGTCAGCGGGCAGGCGACACTGCTGATCCACAACGACAACTACCGCAGCAGCCTGCTCAACGCGAGCAGCCTCGCGATCGACGCGACCTGGTCGCAGGGTGCGGGCGCTGCCTCGCAGCAGATCACCCTGCACTCGTCCGCCTGCGTGCTCGACGCGGCCAGCCGCGCCTACGTGGGCGACTGGGTCGAGGTGCAGCTGGGCTGGACGGCGGACGCGAACACGACCGACGCCGGTGCCTCCGGTGGCAAGTCCCCCATCAAGGCCACCCTGATCAATGCGGTCGGGGCCGGTCTCTACACGTAGAGGAGTCACGGCGATGACGTCGAACTGGCCGCTGATCGAGGAGTCCATCGGCTTCGCGATGGGTCCGGGCACCCCGACGACGGAGTGGATCACCCCCGACAACAGGGCGAACTACTACGGCGTGTCGCTCGCGACGTCCGGCCTGTTCCTGAACCTCACTCCGCGCACCGAGGGCACCTGGACGTGCACCCGCGGTCGGCAGTACGAACTCGACCAGGTGCAGGCGGGCTCCGCGTCGTCGACGATGAACAACATCGACGGCGCGCTCGACCCGACCAACACGTCCTCGCCGTTCTACCCCCAGGTCAAGATGTACCGGGCCTACCGCCGCCGGGCGCAGTACCCGGCGAGCAAGAACCTGCTGTCGCTCGACCAGGTCACCGGCGGCAACGACCCGTCGGGCGCGTTCGGCGCGAACATGGGTCGCTACGTCACCCCGTCCGCCGTGTTCCCGATCTCCTTCCTGGGCAACACCCCGTCGGGCTCGACCGGCCAGATGGTCGAGATCGGCGGCTGGGCCGTCAGCCCCGGCGTCTCGCACGCCGCGCAGATGAACTGGTACTCGACGACCGCCTCGATCTCCTACTACCTGCAGTTCCGCTGGTATGACGTGAGCGGCAACCTGATCAGCACCACGAACGGCAGCATCGTCCCGACCGGCGCGGGCGGTGGCGGTGCCACCGCCACCGTTGTCGGCACGCCGCCTGCGGGCTGCGCCGGTGCCACGATCGCCGCGGTGATGACCTCCGGTCCGAGCGTGTCCTCGTTCGTCCAGTGGAACATCGCGCAGGTCGAACTCGGCTCGGCCCCGACCACGTACGCCACCCCCGGCACCTGGTATGACCTGTTCACCGGCTTCATCAACGGCTGGCCGCAGACCTGGGACGGGCAGGGCACGTACGGCGTCTCGAACCTCTCGGTCACCGACGCCTTCGGCTACCTCTCGCAGCACCCGATCCTCGCGCCCGGCTATCAGGAGATTCTGGCCGCGGTAAACGGTGTGCAGTTCGGGGCGACCTTGGGCTGGTTCTTCCCGCTCGACGAGGCCCAGAACTCGACCCAGTGGCTCGATCTCACCGGCAACCTGTCGCCGATGCAGCGCATCCTGCTCAGTGCTGGTGCACCCTCGCAGTGCACCGCGGGCAACCAGCTGAACACGGTGCCGATCGACAAGTTCATCTCGTCCGGATTCGGCTACACCCGCGGCTTCCAGCCCACCTCGATCGGCGGGCCGGTCACCTCGTTCAGCAATGACGGCCACACCGGCGCGGCGGTGCTCGACCTCGGGGCGGCGAAGCAGCAGATCGGCCCCGGCGACTCCGGGGCCTGGTCGATGGTGTTCATGGTCTACATGCCCGCCACCGCGACGCCGGGTAGCAACACCGACCTGCAGACCGTCTGGGGCTGCTACAACAACTACCCCGCGGGCGGTGTGCAGTCGATCGAGTTGTACGGCACCCCCACGTCGTTCTACAAGTTGAAGATCATCGCCAACGGCACGACGATGATGGACACCTCGTTCCCGTCCACCGCGGGCTACCCCGCGAACGACGGGGCGTGGCACCTGCTGATCGTCACCATGTCCAGTGACGGCAAGACCGTCACCCTCACCTCGGACACGAACGCGACCACGGTCGTCACGAACGCCTCCGACATGCACCCGCAGTTCCAGATGTACGGGTACGCCGGATGGGAGGTGCTGGGCGGGCACCAGATCGGCTACAACCAGGTCGAGCACGGCTGGACCGGCTCGCTGGCCTGCGTCGGGTACATCCCGGAAGACCTGCACGACTACTCGCCGCTGCAGTCGGGCACCGTCGTCGACCAGCCGTCGATCTCGAACCTGGTGAACACCCTGACGAGGAACACGAACGGCAACTGGCTGGGAAGCACCGGGCTGATCACCAGCGACTCGGGGCAGCGGGCGCTCGACATCCTGCGCTGGGCCGGATGGAAGGGCGACCGCAACGTCCACCGCCTGATCCCGAACAACGGCGACACCTACGGACCGGGCACCTGCTGGGCCTACGGTGCGCCGAGCGAGTACGTGGCCGACACGTCCAGCACCGGCACCGACGTCGTCACCGCACTGCAGACCGTCACCGACACGGAGAACGGCACGCAGTACGTCGACGCTGGTGGCCGGGTCACCTTCAAGCTGCGCCGGGACCGCTACAACCAGCAGGTGTCCCTCGTGTTCGGCGAGGGCGCGACCGGCCCGTACCGGACCAACCTGTGCGTCGACCCCTCGTTCGAGGTGGACGTCGCCGGGTGGACCGGCGGCGGGGCGACGATCGCCTTCGACAACACCCGCTCGTGGTACGGCTTCGCCTGCGCGAAGATCACCGGCGCGAACGCTGCGGCGGCTCCGGGTGTCACGGCGAAGGTGCCGGTCACCGCGGGCCAGTTCTACGCGGTGAGTGCCTACCTGAACCCGAACGTGGCCCTGGCGACCGCCGCGGCCCCGCTGTGGATCAGCTGGTTCACCAACACGGGCACGCTGATCTCGACGCAGCTGGCCCCGACGAGCAAGCTCACCGGGACGACCGGCGTTTGGACCCGCTACATCCTCATGGGGCAGGCCCCGAGCAACGCCGCCACGGCGACGTTCGGCGTGCTCAACACGACGAGCCTGCTCAACACCGAGATCGTCGGGCTCGACTGTGTGCTGTTCGAGCAGACCGGCGTGCCCGGCGGGTACTTCGACGGCTCGGGCGACCCCGGCTTCGCGCAGGCGAACTTCACCTACGCCTGGACCGGGACCGCGAACGAGTCGACGTCGACGATGACCGCGGTCGAGGTGCCCTACACGACGGTGCGGCCCGCGTTCGATCCGGTCAAGCTGGTTGACGATGTCAAGCTGACGCAGACGTCGTCGGGAAACTCGTTCCGGCAGATCAACCAGACCTCGGTGCAGCAGTACGGCGACGTGCAGCTGCAGCGCAACGTCAACACGCTGAACACCTACGAGATCAACGACGGCGCGACGTTCCTGCTCGACCGCTACGACAACGCCGTGCAGCGGATCGAGTCGATCACCGTCGACGTCGCCGCGACGAACTCGTGGGCAGCTGTCCTTCCGCTCGAACTGGGCTCGGTCGTGCGCGTCATGCGCCGCCCCCCGTCCCCGGCCCCGGCGATCATGTTCGACGGCTTCGTCGAGCAGATCATCTGGTCGCAGGACGACCAGGGCAACGCCACCGTCACCCTGCAGCTGTCGCCGCTCGGCAACCTGCAGTTCTGGCAGCTGGACTCCAACCAGTTCGGCGTGCTCGGCGTGACCACCATCTGCGGCTACTGACCGCGTCTCCCCGAAAGGCACGATCATGGTCCTCGCTGTCCCCACTCAGCGGACGTGGAACACCTACGACATCACCACCGCGGCGATGATGAACGCCAACGTCCGTGACGCGGTCAACTTCCTGTCGGCACCGCCGCTGTTCATCGCCCTGCAGCAGACCGCGCAGTCGATCCCGAACGCCTTCGGTGGCGGCACGCCGCTCACCTTCGGTGACCCCGGCGGCATCGTCGTCGACTCCTACAACGGGCACTCGACGTCGACCAACCCCACGCGGTACGTGGCGCAGGTGGCGGGCTGGTATCTGGTGGAAGGCCGGTCCGGCTGGGCACCCAGCGCCACGGGCCTGCGAATCGCTGGCACGTCGGTCAACGGCGCGGTCCAGAAGTACGGCACGTCGGCCCCGGTCGGGGGGAGCAACTGGCTCGCCTCGGTCAGCGACATCCTGTACCTGAACGTGGGCGACTACGTCGAGCTCTTGGGCTACCAGACCAGCGGCGGCGCTCTCAACACGAACTCCGGGGCCGCTTACCAGTCCTCGCTGATGGTCCTCTGGGTCCACTCGTAACCAACCACCCACGAAGGGGGCAGCCGTCATGGCTCTCTACGCCTTCGACGGCGCGTCGCCGTCGTTCGACCTGGCCGCGAGCAAGGCCGCGGGCGGCATCGTCGTCTCGGTCTACGTCGTCGGCAACCCTGGCGGCATGGCCCACGCCGACGCCGCCCGTGTCGCTGCGATCCGGGCGGCTGGCATGGGCGCACTGCCGAACTGGGAGCGCGCCGCTGGCTACTTCGACACCTGCACCGTCGCCGAGGCGAAGGCTGCCGGGGTCGAGGCGCTGGCCGCGTGCAAGTCGCTCGGCTTCCCCGCCGACGGCTCGATCGCCTGCGCGTTCAGCTTCGACTTCGACTGCCCGGCGTCCCGGTTCGCCGAGATGGGCGCGAAGGTCGACGCGGTCACCGCCGGGCTCACCGGCGCGTACCTCGTCATGGTCTACGCGCAGCAGGACCTGATCGACTACCTGGTCGCGCACGGGCACCTGCACGGCAAGCAGTGGCTTATGGCCTCGACCTGGGGCAATCCCTACCACCCGTCCGACGCGAACGTCTGCGTCGTTCAGGGCCACGACGTGAACGGCAACTGGGTGAACGACCCGGTCGTCAGCACCGACATCAACACGGTCACCGACCCGCACGCGCTGCGGGCCTGGTGGCCGGATAACTCGCCCTACGGAGGCACCATCATGGACGCAGCAACCGCCGCCCGCTTCGACAAGATCGACGAGCGCCTGACCGCGCTGTTCGCGACCGACACCGACGGCAGCGGCAAGCCCGAGGTCACCGGCACCGTGCAGGGCGCGATCAAGTACACCGTGCCCGGCGAACTCGCCGCCGCACTCGCGCCGGTGCTCGCCGCGCTCGCCAGCCTGCAGTCGGCGGTCACCGACCTGCAGGCCGCGGTCGCGAGGGTGCAGACCGGCGGTGTCGACCCGGTCGCGCTGGCCGAGGCGATCGCGCAGCACATCAAGCTGGCCCCGCAGTAGGGCTTCATCGGAAGGGGGCGACCGCCATGAGCGACGTCGTCGAAGCCCACGACCAGGGCATCACTCACTCGTACGTGGTCCACTACCCGCCGCACCCGCCGCGGACGGACGACCCGCACTACAAGGACTTCAACCACTACCACCGGACGAACGGGCCGACCGCGCGCTGCGCGCTCGCGGTGCACGCGACGCTCGACGGTGACGCCGACCCGGTCCGGCAGGACGCGAAGCCGCACCGGCTGATCGGTGCCGGTGAGCAGCGCGCCGGGTGCGACGTCACCTCGCCGTTGGAACTGCACCACTCGCACATCGAGTTCAGCCTGCAGAACGGCGTCGACCTGGCCCTGCTCGAACGCGACTACCCCGGCATCTCCAACGCCGAGGAGGTCGGGGCCTGGGTCGAGAGCGCGGACAACCTGACCTGGTACTGCGTGTTCCACCACCGCGGTCCCGGCGGAGCACACACGGCTGCCGCCAGCGACTTCGAGGCGGAGAAGTACGTCCGGGGTCTGATCTCCGGGCGGGCGAAGTGAAGCTGAACGACCGCGTCGCGTTGAAGATCACCGGCGCGGTCGGGACCATGCCCACCGCCTACCTGTTCGCCGTGCTCGCGCTCGTGTCGCTGCCCGGTGCGCTCGCCTCGGGCTCGGCGCTGATCATCGTCGGCTGGCTGGCTCAGACGTTCCTGCAGCTGGTGCTGCTGCCGATCATCATGGTCGGCCAGCGCCTGCAGCAGACCAGCCACGAGGACCTGCACGACAAGATCGACAAGATGCACGCCCACCTCGGCATCGGGGGTGAGTCGTGATGCACGCATTCGGCACTGACGTCATCGCCAGCATCGTCTCCGGTATCGCGGTACTGCTGATCGCCTACATCGCCCGCCAGGCATGGAAGGCGGTGCGCTCGATCGGCCAGGACAAGGTTCAGCGCGAGAAAGACCACCTCGAAGTGATCCGTCGGCTCGACCAGCAGGACGAGAAGCTGGTCAACATCGAGCACGAGACGCACCTGAACTCGGGCACCAGCTTGAAGGACGCCACGATGCGGACCGAGGCCCGCGTGGCGAAGCTGGACACCGCCCTCGAAGAACACCTCCGCGACGCGAAGTACCAGCAGGGCAAGCTGGACGCCTACTTCGCCCAGCTGACCGGCTCGCCGACGATCTCGGTCAACGCACCGCCGCCCGCATGACACAGAAGCGCCCCGCCTCCCTCACGGGAGACGGGGCGCTTTCTTGCGTTTGCAGGGCCAGCCGTCGTCGTTCAACTGGCTCGGTAGTGCAGCGCCTCGGTGCGCTTCGCGACGCGGGCCTTGCGGATCTCGCCGTTCGTCCACACCGAGATCAGGATGAACCGCTGCGGGCTCGCGGTGCGCACCTTGTCACCGGCGGGCGTCGTGATCGTGCGGGCGCTGTTGCGGCTCATGACGCGCTCGCGCTCGGGCGCTTGACGTAGGACACACGGACGTCGAACGCCGTTCCGCCCCGACGGGTGCGGGCTACGGCCAGCGGACCGATCTTCGTCACGTCCCAGCCGTACTGACCCAGGAAGTCGGCAGCGCGCTGTGCGATCTGCTCGTCTGACGGGCGCGAGCCCATGAAGCGGATGGTCTCGGTGCGGCGTGGCTGGCGAGGCATGTCGTTCTCCCTGTCTGGGTGAGATTGCTTGTCCCGGCCCTTGCGAGCCGGTCACTAGGTATAACGCCCTGCGCGCCGGTTCATTCCATCGCTGGGTGACTATCAGTCGCGTCTCAGGCGAGACCGTCGAACGCTTCGAGCCCGTCGATGAGGCGGTCGGACGCGGCGCGCAGCATGTCCTCGCCGTCGTACAAGTTGATCAACCACTCGGGACACACGCCGATCCTCGGCGGGTTGGGGACCTTCGCTCGATCGAGCGCCCGCATCGCCCGACCGATATGCCGGACGGCCTGCACGAGTTCGCGGTGCTGCCGGTCGGTGAGGGTGAGGTCTGCGCTCACGAGTCACCCCGACCCGGCACCCGTTCGAGCGGGCCGGTGCGGTTGCGCCGGACCATGCCGTACAGGGCCTCGATCTGACTGCGGATCAGCCACTCGGGCAGCCCGTTGCGCTCGGCTGCGAACTTCGCCGCCCGGCGCAGCAGGGTGTCCCAGCGGTTGCGGCTGATCAGGTCGCCGCAGGTGTCGCACGCCGCCCAGGCCCCGACCGACATCTCGCCGACGGGGTTGATGAACGTCTCGCACGGCAGCTGCCACGACGGGAAGTCGGCGTTGCAGAAGTCGCAGCGCCCGATCGCCTCGATCTCGTCGAGGGTCACGGGCACCGCCGGGTGATCTTCGGTCAGCTGGTCGTGCGCGCCATGCTGGTATCCGTAGCCAGTCCGGTAGTCGAGCATCCGACCGCAGACCGCGCACGCCCTGAACTCGTGCGGCGCGGTCACTGGCGACACCGCCGCTCGGCGGCGAGGTGGGCCTGGTCCTGCGCGAGCAGCCGCGCGGTGTTGCAGAGCGGGTCGTGCACGCCGCGGGCCACCTCGGAGATCGGCACCCGCGGTCCGGCGATGCACGCGATGCGGTGCACCTCGCGCAGCAGCTGCGCCACGGGCATCTCCTCGCTTCCGGGCTCGCCGAGTTCGGCGTCGACGTCAGGGTAGTAGCTACTCACCGTTCGCCCCCCTGATCATCGCCAGCATGGCCCGTTTCTCGGCTTCCAGCTTGTCGCGGTCGATCTCGAAGTGCTGGGCCAGCAGGTCCTGCAGGTCGCCGCCCCAGGGCACGAACGTCCGGCCCGTGCCGTAGTCCTCGAACTGGACGTGGTGCCCGAGCATGATGCCCTGGGTGCCCAGCCAGTCGACGAACTCGCCGATCGCCTGGGACTCGCGCTGGATCGCCTGCAGCTTGCCGTGCTCCGGGTAGTCGCTCACCGCGGCACCCCACCCTTCCCCCAGCGTTCGAGGAAGCGGTTCACCGCGGCGGACACCGAGGTGGCCTCGCGCTCGGCGCGGTCCTGTGCCGCCTTCCAGCGGTCGTCCGGCACCCGGATGCCGCGGATCGTGGTCTCAGCCATGACGCGCCCCCCGGTTCTCGTAGTTCTCCGCAGGGAACGGCCCGATCTCGGAGCCCCCGAGGTCGAGGTAGATGCCGTCGGCCTCGACGCGGGTGACCTCACGCGGGTCCAGCTGGCCGGACTTGTGATCAGCCCAGTCGCCGACCTCGAAGGTGGTCTCGGTCGTCACGCTGCCACCGCCTCGGCGTCGGGCAGCTTGATCACCATGATCAGGTAGACGCACTCGTAGCCTTCCTGCAGCCCGGCACGCTCGCCGCGGATCATGTGCGGCTTCCGCCCGGTGTGCGCGGTGATCGACACGGTGTCCGAGGTGAACGCGGCCAGGCCGTCGGCCAGGTACTTCGGATTGAACCCGGTCAGCCACTCGTCCGAGCCGCGGCGGTCGGTGTCGATCGGGCGCGAGCCCTGCACGGTGACGCTCTCGCCGAAGGTGATGCGGACCGGCTGGCCCTTGTCCACCACGCAGCCCGCGGCCTTGACGTCGGCCAGCAGGTCCTTCCGGTCGACGTCCCAGATGGTCGGGGTCTCGACCGGGATCAGCGACTGGTAGGCCGGGAAGGTCGAGTCGAGCGGGCGGATCACCAGCGCGTCGGTGCCGTTGCGGATCACGACGGTGTTCTCCGTGCGGTGCACCGAGAGCAGGCCCGTCATGGCCTTGATCGCCGGGAGGGTGTCGCCGGGCAGGTTGAACCCGAACTCGGCCTCGACGAAGCCGGGGCACTCGGTGACGGCCAGCCGGTAGCGGTCGGTGGCCGCGAACGAGAGCGTGCCGGGCGTGATGCCCTCGACCCGGATGCAGGTGAGCATCGGCAGCGTGTCGTCCTTCCCGCGGGCGGTCGCGGCGAACGCGAGCGCCTGATTCAGTGCGGGCGCGTCGACGGTGGCGATGATGCCTTCGTCGGGCAGGGTCGGGAGCGACGGGTACTCCTCCGGGTCGTTGCGCGCGTCGTCGCTGACCTGCAGGGTGCGCCCGAAGCCGAGCAGCTTGACGACGCCGCCGTACTGGCCCTCGCCGGGCTCGTAGGAGATGGTGACGACCTCGCCCGCGGCCTTGCGCGGGGTGGTTGCGCCACGGATGCCGCGCAGCGCGTCGCGCAGCGCGTGGGTCGGCAGCAGGGCGTCGGGGCCGAACACCTCGAAGCCGCCCGTGCCGAGCACGGTGTAGGTGTCGAGGTTGGTGCTGACGATCTTGCCGTCGGCCAGCTTCGCGTAGGCGAGGATCGGCAGGGACGTGCGGGTGAGCGTGGTGTGCGCGAGACGGTTGAACGTGTCGACGAGGCCCGAGTAGGGGCCGGTCAGGGTGGTAGCGGTCAAGATGATCAATCCTTTCGAGGTGGGATGATGTTCATACAGTCAAACGGCGGACGACGTCAAGTCATTCCGCACGCGATGCCGGGTAGCGGGCGAAGAACTCGGCGTTCAGCCGGGCCGCGGTGAAGTCGCGGGCCAGGTGCAGCCAGCGGGCGAACATCTCGGCGTCGAAGTCCCGAGCCGGTGCGGGCGGCTCCGGTGCCGGTGCCGGGGTGGCTACCGGGGCCGGGGTGGACCGGATGCCGGGCAGTCGGATGGTCGGTGCGCTCACTTGATCACCCCCCTGCGGTGCACGGTGCGGACACGGTCGGGCCGGAACGAACGGAACCCGACGTGGCCGGGCTGGATGACGTCGATCCACTCGACGCCGTCGTCGCGCCGGACGTGCTGCACGAACTCGACGCGGCCACGGACGCCGGTGATCGAGAGCGGGGTGCCAGGCTCGACCCGGCGACCGTTGATCGACGTCTCGGTCGAGACCTTCCAGTCGGCGGGCAGCGGCTTCGGGGGCACCCGCTTACGAGGCTGCAGCAGCATCGGCGCTCACCCCCAGGGTGGCCGCGAACTGCCGGGCGTCGGCGTAGGCCAGGTCGATCGAGGTGTGCACCTCGTAGGGCTCGTGCTCGGCGTCGTTCGGGGTGAAGCGCCACTCGCTGAACCGGCGACCGTAGCTGCCGATGAAGCGACGGCCCTGCTCGATCCAGCCGACAACGGTGGACGTGCCTTCGAGGCGCAGTTCGCGCGTCTCGCCGTCCTCGTCGAAGCTGACGGAGAAATGGATCATGCGGTACTCCCTTCGGTGATCTTGTGGACGACGTGGTCCGCCGCGAGCGCGAGGCGGGCGGTGAACGCCTCGCCGCGCCCCTCGGGCAACGTCATGGATTCGGCGACGTCGGCGTGGACCTGGTCGCCATGCTCGGAGTAGGTGGCTTCGAGCACGAGGACGGCGAACATGCCGACGATGTAGGTGTCGCCGGGCCGCAGTTCCGCGGCCCGGACCTCGGTGGTCGTCACGGCAGCAACGCCCGCCCCTCGCGGGTGATCCGGTAGCAGACGTGGCCGTCGATGTCGCGGCCCTTCGCGACGAGCCCGCGGCTCACCAGCGAGGCCGCGGTCTGCGTCGCACCCTGCGGAGTCCGGTGGTTCCGGTACAGGACGCGGGCCAGGTCGCCGCCGGTGAACCAGAGGCCCTGGTTCGCATCGAGTAGTAGCAGCATGTCGCGCTGCGCGGAGGTCAGCTTGTTCACGCCGCCACCTCCCGGCGCTCGGCGCGAGCAACCTCGCTGCAGGGGCGCAGGTGGGCCGGGGCGACCTCGTGCTCCCAGAGGTAGACCCACTCGGGGTCGTCGCCCCGACGGAAGCCGTCGATCAGGTGCAGGCGCAGCACCGAGGCGATCGGCTCCTCGACGACACCGATGCGGTCATGCAGCGGAGTGCCGAGCCAGGTCGCCTGCGAGGTGACCCGGACGAGGTCGCCGTGGGTCGGCTCGGTGACGAACTGGACCTCGACGACGTCGGTGTCGAGCCCGTGGGCCTCGATGCAGGCGACGGCGTCCATGAGGGTGTCGAACTTGTGCGGGACCTCCGACGAGGGCGACCAGACACACAGGCCGTCGTTGTCGAAGTCCGAGACGTACAGGTCGTCCTGGTCGTGGATCACGTAGTAGGTGGCGGTCATCCCGAGATCACCTCGTAGCGGTCCGAGAGGTTGGCCTCGTCGTTTCCGTCGGCGAAGCTGACGAACCGCCGTCCGGGGTAGCCGAAGCCGGTGATCGCCAGGACTCGTCCGCGGCCAGCGACGACGTCGCCGACCTTCAAGTTCCACACGGCGACGAGGGTGGTCTCCGCCTTGCCGACATTGCGGTGCTGGCGCGAGGTGTAGGAGAGCGCGCCGCCCTGGCGCTTGCACACCGGGGTGGTGCTGGCGAGCGCGGGCCGGTCGAACGACGGCTCGTGGTGGACCTGGGTCCGACGGGCGGAGCCCGAGTCGATGTGGGTCTGGAAGTTGTAGGTCATGTAGATCAGTTCCCTTCGAGTGATGTGACGCCGCTGGTCCGCGGTGTTCATACGTGTCAACCGGCGCTGTATGCACGCTATTCCGCTGCTTGACAATCTGTCAATCGCCGGGCAATGTCTCATACGTGACCAGCCACGAGGAGACCTACGAGGTCGAGGTCGACGTCGCCCTGGCGCGACCGCCCCGCGTGGACGCCACGGTGTTCGTCACGGTCGCCGCCAGCACCAGGACCGAGGCTGAGCTAGTCGCCTGCCAGATCGCCCAGTGCGACCGGCGGGTGGTCATGGCCGTCGGGTCGCGAGTTACTAGCGGACCAGGTACGGAATGAAACTCGGTCAAGCGTCGTTTGACTGTATGAACAACCGAACACGAGAGGAAGTGCTACACCACATGTTGATCTTCACCGCAATGCTGGGGGTCGGGCTCACGCTCGCCTTCCCGCCGCTCGGCCTGGCGATCCTCGGCATCTCGCTGATCGTCGCCGGTAGCAAGTCCCGCTCAACCAACTAACCCATCACCCAGGAGGCCACACAATGTCCCACGAGATCGAGATTCACGCCGACGGCTCCGCCGCCTTCATCAGCGCCCGCGAGGACGCCTGGCACCGACTCGGCACCGTCGTCCCCAGCGAGTTCACCGCGCAGGAGGCCCTGCAGGTCGCGAAGCTGGGCGACTGGAAGGTCGAGAAGCTGCCCGTCTACACCCGCGTGCTCACCAGCACCGGCTACGTCGAGGTCGCGCTGCCCGACACCTACACGACGGGCCGGTTCAACCCGGTCACCGGCGACCAGGAGGTCATCGGTGTCCAGACCGGCAACCACGGCACGGTCGGCAAGGTCTACGACCCGTTCCAGAACGAGCAGCTGTGCGACTTCATCGACGCCCTCGTCGACGAGTCCGGCGCACACCTGCAGACCGCGGGCTCGCTGCGTAGCGGCGCGGACATCTTCGTCACGGCGAAGCTGCCCGAGGACCTGCTGATCGGCGGGGTCGACCCGATCAACCTGAACATCGCGGTGCTGAACAACCACACCGGCAACGCGGCGATCCGGGCTCTGATCACCCCGACCCGCATCGTCTGCGCGAACACGCAGGCCGCGGCGCTCCGCAACGCGAAGGCCACCTTCAAGATCAGGCACACGTCCACCGCGGCGGGCCGGGTCGAGGAGGCCCGGCAGGCGCTCGGGCTGACCTGGAAGTACGTCGACCAGTTCCAGACCGAGGCGGAGAAGCTGATCGAGAAGTCGATCACCGACGCGAAGTTCAACGAGATCGTCGGCCAGCTGTGGACGCCGGTCGACGCCGACACGACGGGCCGCGCCCTGACCCTGCAGACGACTCGCAACGACGACCTGAACCGCCTGTTCAGCGACGCCGAGACGAACGCGAACATCCGGGGCACGGCATGGGCCGGGTACCAGGCGATCACCGAGTACCTGGACCACTTCACCCCGGTCCGCGGTCGCGGTGTCGACAAGGACCTCGCTCGCGCCGAGCGCGCCGCGACGGGTGCCTACGACGACGTCAAGTCGAAGGCGTTCAGCCTGTTCGCCGCGGTCTGATCAACCGCACCACGGAGCCCCCGCCCACTCGGGCGGGGGCCTTCGTGCGTTCGAGCCCAGGAAACATCGGTGGTCGACAACGGTGACTCACGTTCGTGAGTCGGCCTAAACGTCCCACACGGGTACGGGCGTGATCACCGGCTCCCGACCGGCGGTCACCTCGACGTGGCGCAGCAGCTGGCGCAGCATCTCGCGCCGCCGCTCGACGTCGAGGATGTCCCAGTCGGCCAGCAGGTCAGCTGCGAGCCGCCGTGGTCGGGTGGCGACGCCGTCGGCCTCGGCCTGCTTCATGCGCCGGGCCAGGATGTCGCGCTGGCCGGTGATCTGGTCGCGGGCGGCTGCGTAGGCGGCGGGCGGCACGAGCCCGGACGTGAGGTGCATGGTGAGGTCGGCCAGCTGCCGATCGAGCGCGGTGATCTCGCGGGCTAGGTTCTCGGCGTCGATCTTGCGGCGGGCGTTGTGGCTCTCGCGGGCCAGGTCGGCGTCGGCGTTCGAGGTCACCTCCGCCGCCGCGTCGGTTCGTAGCCAGTCGAGCACGGCGGCTTCGACGGGTGCCATGCCGATGCTCGCGTCGGGGTGCCGGACCGGCGCGCTGCAGCGCCAGCGGTTGCGCTTCGAGTCGCACTGCGCCCACATCGGCGCACCGCACCGGCAGACCACCAGGCCCGAGAGCGGGTACGGCGACACGTCGCCCCGTCGGCGCTGCCTGCGCGAGTCGCGTGCCGCCTGGTAGCTCACCCACTCCCCTTCGGTGATCACCGGCTCGTGCGCGCCGGGCAGGTGTTCGCCTTTCACGCAGAGCAGGCCCGCGCCGAACCCGGAGTCGAGCGTGTAGCGCAGCGTCTGCTTCGACCACTGGCCGCGCCAGTCGGCGACGTAGCCGCGGACCGTCGGCCAGCCGTTCGTGTTCAGCCAGCTAACCAGGGAGTCGATCGACTCGCCCGCGGTGTAGCGGCGGTAGAGGTCGGCGAGCACCGGCCCGGTCTCCGGGTCGATGGTGAACGGGACGCCGGGCCGGTATCCGAACCGTGGCTTGCCGTGGGCGGGTAGCCCGGCCTTGATCCGGCGGGCCTGCACCTCGCGCCACACGTCGCCGATCCGGTCGGACTCGAACGCGGCTAGCTCGGCGAGCATCCCGCGGGTGAACCGCCCGGTGGAAGTGGTCGCGTCGACCGATTCGGTCGCGGATTCGAGTCGCCCCCCTACGCCTTCGATCCGGTCGACGGCGACTGCCCAGTCTTTCCGGTTGCGCGCGACACGCGACCACTTCCACGTCACGATGACGTCCGCGCCGCCGGACTCGATCATCTGCACGGCCTGCTCGATCGAGCGGCGCGTCCAGAGACGCCCGGTCATGTCGAGGTCGGTCAGCGTGTCGACGACGACGTAGCCGCGGCTGGCGCAGTAGTCGTTGATCGCCGTGCGCTGCAGTTCGGGCGAGATCGAGTCGTCGTGCGTGCGGGACTGTCGGATGTAGGCGACGGCGCGCAGCGGCGCGTCGGGTACGGATGCGAGGCGGCGGGCCACGTCAGCCGATGATCCGGGCCTTCGCCGCGGTGAACTCCGCGTCCGTGAGCGCGCCTGCGGCGTGCAGACCGGCGAGGTGGGCCAGTTGGTCCCCGACGTCGGTCTGGGGCGCTACGGGCTGCGACGCGACCGGCGCGGGCCGGTCATCATGGAACACCGCCTTGTGTTCCTGCATCCACGGACCGATCTTGCCGCGGACCCGCATGGGGTCGACGCGGTCCACCTCGAACACGACCTGCTCGGCCTTGTCGGTGTGCACGATGACGTACGTGCGGGACTCGGTGGCCTTCGTGGCGAGCGCGCCCACCCCAAGCATCACCGCGGCCCCGGCGCGGGACTTCGCGACGTCGCCGCCGACCACCTCGATCGACATGATCCGCTCGATGTCGACGCCGACCTTCATCTTGCGGAACCCGGTGATGCCGACGGCGTCGTCGGTGAACCGCAGGTTGCCGCCGATCTTCTTCGTCACGCCCGGCGCTCCGCCGAGGTAGGTGCCGAAGGTGAAGCTGACTTCGTTCATGCCTGTCTCCGGTGTGGAAGGGTCCGGCCTGGTGTGCAGCCTGCGCCGGACCGGGCCAGCTTGCGGTTGTGGCGCAGCGCCGCGCCGAGTTCGGCAACCTCGTCGTCGGTGAGGCAGTCGATCCTGTCTACAAGTACACCGCGCGCTACACCCAGAGTGTCGGCAGCGTCGAGGATGTCGAGGTCGTGCAGCGCGCGGCCCATCGCGGCGACGTCGGGCAGCATGAATCGGGCGGTCGCGTGCCGGACGACCAGTTCGTCGGCGGGGTTGCTCCCGAGCCGCAGGTCGATGTGCATGAGTTCGTGGGCGAGGGTGCAGCGTCGCTGCGGTCGGCCCAGGTCGTAGGCGAGGTAGATGATCGTTTCGTCGCCGTACCAGACGGTCTGTCCCCATCGGTCGTCGAGGTCGGACCGGAAGCGGACCTTGACGTTGGGGTGCCGGTCAGCCAGGAAGGCCCAGGGGTCGGCCTCGTACTTGCGGTACACCCATGCCGTCCTTCGTGTGAATGTTGCGTGAGGGGTGGATGCACCCTAGTGAGCGGACGGTGTACGGGACAAGCGTCGTTTCATGGGCAATCTTCCCGAAGTCTCAGTGGATCAACGACGACGTTCGGACTTCGGCGGGGCCGAGGCTGCTACGGCGAGTCGCCGGGTGGCCGAGGCGGTCAGGCCGAGGCGTCGCGCGAGTTCGGCGACCAGCACCTCGTCGCTGAGTTGATCCGGGCTCGGCGCGGTCACGTTGCCGACCGGCACGCCGAAGGCGGCAGCCGCGGCCCGGTAGATCAGCGCGTCGTCCATGCGGAATGCCCAGGCGAGCGCGCGCAGCGTGTCACGTTTCGGCATGGCGTCGATGTACTCGCGGTCATCACTGAGTAGCTGGGACACCAGCTGGGGCGAAAGGTTCGCCGCTTTCGCCAGGTCGGCGGGCCTCCACCCGCGTTGATCCATCTCGTCCGTGATCAGTCGTCGCAATGCGTGCAATGTAGCTCCCCCGAAGGCTGGTCTGCTGTTAGCCAGCCTCCCATGTAAATGCGCCGCGGCCCCACCCGCGCTGATTGACGTGCTGTCAAGCGGAAGGTAACAGCGCCCGTCCCAAATGTCCAAATATTCACGCCCAGTGACGAGGTGTGACTCGGCGTAGCAGTAACTACACGCTTGACATCTCGTCAAGTCGCATTAGAGTCGGTGTTGCCAGTCACACGAACCCCCGAGGAGTACCGATGCGGTTACGCAGCCCCGAAACGCTGGCCCGGCACATGGCCGAGGCCGACTGTTCGCAGGCCCGTCTCGCACGCGGAGCGAAGTGTTCGAGGCAGTTCGTGCACCAGCTGGTGAAGGGTCACGCGGGCGGCTGCAGCGTCGAAACTGCCCGCTCGATCGAAGGACTGCTCGGCGTCGCCCCCGGCACCTTGTTCGTGCCCGGAGAGTCGCCCGCCGATGGATCGACCGTCGCATGACGGGCGTCGATCGGGCGTCCGCCCTCGCTGCCGCCGGTACGTGTCTCGCTGACGCGACCCGGCAGCTGTTCGACCTGCCCGTGGCCGAGGCCGCGCGGCGGGCCTACACCCCGACCGGCCCGTCGCTGGCCGAGTTGGAGGCACGCATCCGTGCGCGCCGCGCAGGCAACGGCAAGCCCGTCGCTGCCTGACCAATCCCCTACCGACCACGAAAGGTCGCCATGCTCGATCCGAACGAACCGCTGGACGCGGCACAGACCGCACTGCTCGCCGACGGTGTCCGTGACGCCGTCGCCCTGATCCGGGCCAGTCTGGTCCAGGACTTCGCCGCCACGAAGGCGATCATCAACGCCCAGGGCAACGAGGACGGCGAGCGGGACGGCAAGACCTACGCCGCACTGCTGCTCGGCGTCATCAGCGTCGCCTCGTCGGCCCTGATGACCGTGGCCGCGAACCTCGAAGTGAACCCGCTGGACGTCCTCGACGCCTTCCGTGAGGGCTACGAGCAGATGATCCAGCAGCACCAGTCCGGCGCGGTGTCGACCCCGACCATCAACCTCGACCTGCCCGAAGGGGCGGACGGGGTCGAGGAGTGGCTGCGCCGCAACTTCACGCCCGACCCGGAACCGGAGGCCCCCAGTGAGTGAGCTGATCCAGACGCCGATCTTCGCGGTCGAACTTCCGCAGTCCGGCGAGATCGACAAGATCATCCCGGCGTTGATCGCCGCGCAGGACAAGTTCACCCCGGCGGTCGCCGACGTGCTGAACCCGCACTTCAACCACAAGTATGTCGACCTGTCCGGCGTGCTTGCCGCGGTCGGCGGCGCGCTGCGCGATCACAACATCGCGATCGTCCAGCAGCCGATCCTCGTCGACAGCAAGGTGGTCCTGCTGACCCGCCTGGTGCACGAGTCGGGCCAGTGGCTCGGCGCGCTGTACCCGGTGAACCCGGTCAAGCAGGACCCGCAGGGGCTCGGCGCTGCGCTCACCTACGCGCGGCGCTACTCCCTCATGGCGATCGTCGGCATCGCACCCGAGGACGACGACGGCAACTACGCCAGCGGGCGCAGCCAGGACGAGCGCCCGCAGGGTCGCCAGCAGCGCCAGCAGTCACAGGAGGAGCCGCCGCCCGCGCCGCCGTCCGACGGTGAGCAGGCCGCGGCCCGCGCCGCCTACGACCAGTACGCGGCCCGGCTGCGTGACGCGAAGTCGACGGAGGAGTGCACCGCGATCGGCTCCGAGATCGCCGGTGACCGCCGCCTGCCGCGGGAGGCGTCGACCCAGTTGAAGGGTCTGTTCGACGCGCGCATGAGGGCGCTCACGGCACCGGCGGACCCGCCCGCGGAGCCCCCGGCCAACGGCAAGGCGAACGGGAGGGCGAAGGCGTGATCATCCCGAACACCCGCGTCTACTCGTCGCCCCGCGCAACGGTCGCGCACCTGCTGCCCGAGGACGTGTCGCCGAACAGCAACTTCCCCGCCGCGTGCGGCGGTACGCCCCGCGGCCCGTACTGGTACGGAACCGGGAACTGGGACGAGCACCAGCACGCCCAGGACCTGATCTTGTGCCTGCGCTGCGCCGCCGCGCTCGGGCTCGGGCGTGACGGCTTCCCGAAGTCCCGGCTGTCCCGGTGGGCAGCCTGATGTGGCCGTCGTGCCCGCAGCACGGCGGGAAGCTGCGCCGGTTCTGCACCGTCCGCGGGGTGCTCTGGCACTACTGCACCGGCGCGGGCTGGCACGCCCCGAGGGGGCTCGCGTGACGGCGCTCGACCGGGTCACCCCCGGCGACCTGTCCCCGTGGCGCACCGGCGTCATCACCGGCTCGCGCATCGCGAAGGTGCTCGACTGCTCGACGTTCGGCGGGCCGGACGACGTGCTGCGCGAGATGGTGCGCGAGCACTTCGGTGCCGAGCCCGAGTTCACCGGCAACATGATCACCGACTTCGGCCAGGAGCACGAGCCTGCCGCGATCAAGCTGTACGAGCGCGAGACCGGCTACTGGACCTACGCCACCGGCGAGGACCAGCGGTTCATCCCGCACCCGACGATCCACTGGCTCGGCGTCACGCCGGACGGCCTGATCGGCGGCGACGGCATGGTCGAGGTGAAGGTGCCGTGGCGGGCGAAGTACGTGCACATCTCGCAGCGGCCCGGCTACGAGGTGCAGATCAGGCTGCAGCTGGAATGCGCGCAGCGCGAGTGGTGCGACTTCGCCGTCTACCGCCCCGACCTGCCGCCCGAGAGTCAGCTGTGGCTCTCGCAGGTTCAGCATGACCCGGCCTGGCTGCCGTCGGTGATGCCGAAGCTGCAGGCGTTCATGGACCGCTACCACGCGATCATCGCCGACGAGGCGAAGGCGCAGCCGTACCTCGAACCGCTGCAGGACGTCCGCGACGATATCGAGTGGATCGAGGCCGCGGCCACCTACCAGGAAGCCCTCGCGACCCTCCGCGCCGCCGAGGCCGACCTGGTCGAGCCGAGGCAGCGGCTGATCGACCTGTCGAACGGCAAGACCTCGGTCGGCTTCGGCATCCGGGTGCAGCACTCGGAGCGCAAGGGCTCGATCGACTACAAGGCCCTCTCGGCGAAGCACGCACCCGATGCCGACCCCGAGGACTTCCGCAAGGACCCGACGCCCGTCGTGTCCGTCAACCTCACCGGAGGACGCAAGTGACCGAAACGATCAACGACGAGGTGCGGGGCGGCGACGTCACCAGCGACGGCACGCCGCACCTGTTCTTCCTGCAGCAGCCGCACCCGGACGACTGCCGCCACCAGGGCCTCACCGATGCCCAGGTGACACTCGGCAAGGTGTTCGCCAACGTCCAGCCCGTCGACCGCGGCAACATGGTCTCGTGGCTGGACATCTGGTCGACCACCGAGCGCGCGACCGGCAAGCAGACCGCCGTCGTGGTGCTGCGCCAGGCGATCAGCGACGACGACGGCTACGTCCAGTCCGAGCGCGTCCGCCCGATCGCCGTGATGCTCGACCCGGACGACAACAACGTCGACCGCTTCGACCTCGACCGCGGGCAGGGCTGACATGGCAGGCGAAACGATCATCACCGTCGTCGGCAACCTGACCGCCGACCCGGAACTGCGGTTCACCCCGAACGGGGCCGCGGTCGCCAACTTCACCATCGCTGCGACGCCGCGGACCTTCGACCGCACGTCGAACGAGTGGAAGGACGGCGAGGCGCTGTTCCTGCGCTGCTCGCTCTGGAAGCAGGCCGGGGAGAACGTCGCCGAGTCGCTGACCCGCGGCACCCGCGTCATCGCGCAGGGCCGGTTGAAGCAGCGCAGCTACGAGACTCGCGAGGGCGAGAAGCGCACCGTCATCGAACTCGAAGTCGACGAGATCGGCCCGTCGTTGAAGTACGCGACGGCGAAGGTCATGCGCGCCCAGAGGTTCGGCGCGTCCGGCGGCGGCTCGCAGCAGCAGTCGTCGTCGAGCCAGTCGAGCGGCGGCAACGACGACCCGTGGGGTACGCCCGCGCCGTCCGGCGGCTGGGGCTCCGCCCCCTCGGACGAACCGCCGTTCTAGTGAGCCGGGGCGACGCCGGGTAGTAGGGGGCTCGGCGTCGCCCCTCCCCCTTCATCGAGACAGGACAGAGTGATGACCGAAACGACGACCGCCGAGGGCGCGGCACCGCACACCCCGATCGAGGTGGAACGGATGCTGGCCGACGTCACGGCGAAGATGCAGCAGCTGCGCGACGATCTCGCCGCGGCCCGCATCGCCGAGCGTGACGCGAAGCGGGCGCACGAGATCGCGAAGGTGCACGCCGCCGCGGACCCGTGGTGCCCGAAGGTCGAGCGCGGCGGTGCGACCGTCGGCGAGCGGCAGGCATGGATCGACGAGCGCGTGCTCGACGAACTGCTCGCACTGCAGGACGCGACCACGCTGCGCCAGATCGCCTCCGAGGCGCTGCACTCGGTGCACAAGGAACTGGAAGCACTGCAGTCGATCGGGGCCTCTGTGCGGGCCTCGTACCGCTCGCCGTACTCGTGAGAACTTCGTATGCACAAAGAGTCGCATGACATGCGACTCCCGATCTAACATCACTTGACAGAGTGAGTGGAGTCGAGTCCATGAAGCGCACCGAACTGGCGCGGCGCACGCCGCTGCCGCCCCGTCGCGCCCGGCTGACCGCGACCACCTCGCCGCACCGCACGACCCGGATCAACCCGGTGTCGGCGAAGCGGCAGGCCGCGAACCGGGTGCGGGCGAAGCGGGTGGCGGAGATGCGCGCCGAGGACCCGCGGTGCGCGATGTGCGGGCGCGATGACGTCATCACCCACGGGCACGAGCGGCTGGCCCGCTCCCAGGGTGGCGACATCACGAACCCCGACTGCCTGCTCTGCAACCGCTGCAACACATGGTGCGAGGACAACCCTCGCGAGGCAGCCCGACTGGGCTGGAAGATCAGCAGGAAGTGGGACCAGGGTGAGTAGTTGGCAGGAGCAGTCGGCGTGCAAGACCGCCGACCCGGCGCTGTTCGCGTCGCAGGGATTCTTCGAGAAGCAGACCGACCTGAGCGATCGGGTCATGTACGCCACCGCCCACTACTGCGACCGCTGCCCGGTGCAGCGCGCGTGCCGCCAGTGGGCCGAGAACAACCACGCCGAGGGCGTGTGGGGCGGTGAACTGTTCCTGCCCACGCCGAGGCCGCGTGACCGCAAGGGGCAGCCGTGCGGCACCGAGGCGGGCTACCGCCGCCACGTCCTGAACGAGAAGTCGATCCCCTGCGTCGACTGCGTGGCCGCGCACGAGGAGGCGAACCTGGTCGGCAAGGGGTTGAAGCCCTGCGGCACGCTCGCCGCCTACCGCCGCCACAACCGCCACCACGAGGAGCCGTGCGGGCCGTGCAAGCGCGCCCACGCCGACTCCGTGCGCGAGCGCATCGCCCGCAACGGGCGCAAGCCGCGCAAGTACGCCGAGGAGAAGGCTCGCCGCTTCGAGCGGCAGCGTCTCGCCGCCAGTTCGGCTGCGTGACCTCATGCCTCGTGGGGAACTGACGATCAGTCTGTCGGTGCACTACGCCGACGACCCGAAGCTGGCCGGGCTCGCCGAGTGGCCGGACGACGCCTGCGCCGCCCGCGACCTGTACCTGCAGATGATCTGCTACTGCAAGATCAACATGACCGACGGTATGGTGCCCCGCGCCCTGCTGGCGAAGCTGGGCTACCCGTCCGCGCCCGCCGACACCGCCCGCCGCGCTGTGATGCTCACCGAGGTCGGCTCGATCCAGCAGACCGCCGACGGCTGGTACGTGCCCGCGTTCTTGAAGCGCAACAAGTCCCGCGAGGAGGTCACCGGCACCGGCGAGATCGCCAGCGTCGCAGGCAGCCGCGGCAATCACCTGCGTTGGCACGTTCGTCGTAACACTGTCGACCCGACGTGCTCGTTCTGCTGGGGTCTCGACGGAGAAGAAAGTCCTGAGAGCGTCGGTGCGCCGCGCCCGTCGGGTAACCCGATGAAAGCGATCGGGTCACCCGATAGAACGGCCCCGGATTCAGCATCCACTCAGGAAGTGTCCGATTCGCCCTGGTCTGGTATCGGGTCGTCGGGTGTCATCGGGTCACCCGATCGGGTACCGATCGGGGTAGGTGTCGCTGACTTAGACTTAGACTTAGACCTTGACACTGGACCCGATCGACCCGATCGGGCTCCGAGTAGCCGCAAGCGCGACGCGCTCTGGGACTCGGTGATCAACGCCTGCGGTATCGAGCAGAACGAGATCACGAAGTCGATGCGCGGTTCGATCAATGCCGCGCTGCGCGATCTCCGCGAGGTCGGTGCCACCGCCCCCGAGGTCGGTGTCCGCGCCCGGCGCTACCGCCGCCGCTGGCCCAACGTCTCGCTGACCCCGACCGCTCTCGCGAAGCAGTGGGCCACGCTCACCGCCGACACCGAGCCGACCTCTCGCGAGGAGCCGCGGATCAAGCCGCGCCGCGGTAACACCCTGGCAGCTGCCCGGTGAGCGCCCGCGGCACGACGAACCGCAACGACCGCGGCTCGACCGAGTCCCGCCGCCGTCGGCGCGAGTGGCTGGTCGAGACCTACCGGGCCGACGAGGACGTGGTGATCAGCCTGGACACGATGGAGCAGGTGCCTGCCTGCCGCTGCTACCGCTGCGGTCGCCTGCTGACCGTCGACACGGTGACCGTCGACCGGATCAGGCCCGGCTGCAAGGGCGGCACCTACCGGCGCGACAACATCCGGCCCGCCTGCGGTCGCTGCAACTCGATCACCGGCGTGCAGGTCCGCGAGGCCATGCGGAGGTCCGCATGATCAACGGCAGCACGCTGCACCAGGTGTTCACCGCGGTACGCGGGCACGGCGTCACCTCGCTCGACGAGATCGCCGAGCGCACCGGCAACCATGCGCACCAGATCGCCCCGGTCGCCTGGTGGCTGGCCCAGCGCGGGTGGCTGGCCGAGGTCGGCGACCGCTACGTCGAGCCGCGGCTGGCGAGGTGGGCGCAGTGAGCGACGGCGAGTTCACGATCCCGCGCGACGAGCAGGCCGAACGCGCCGTGCTCGGCATCTGCCTGGTCAACCCGAACGCCTACCGCGAGGCGGCGAAGATCGTCGGCCACGCCGACTTCTACTACCCGCGCAACGCCCGCATCTGGGAGCACATCGGTCGCTGCATCGAGGCGCAGGGCGTCGCCGACCCGGTCGTCGTGCACGACTCGATCCGCTCCGCCGGTGACCTGCACCTGGTCCCGCAGGCAGGCCCGTACCTGGCGACCCTGTACGGCACCGCGTCGCCGTTCGGTGTCGCACCCTACGCCCGCATCGTCGCCGAACTCGCTGTCCGCCGCCGCCTGATCATGGCCGGGCAGCGCATGATCCAGCGCGCCGAGTCCGGCGAGGGCGAGATCGCCGACCTGCTCGACGGCGCGGCCACCGACGTCCGCGACGCCCGCGACTCGCACGCCGGGGTCGAGGTGCTGTCGGTGCCGATCGCCGAGTTCATGGCGACCCGCGCCGAGGAGCCGACCTGGGTGATCCCCGGCTTGCTGGCCCGGCAGGACCGCCTGGTGCTCACCGGCAACGGCGGGCTCGGCAAGTCGACCCTGCTGCAGCAGATCGCCGTCTGCGCCGCGTCCGGCATCCAGCCCTTCGACTGGCACAAGGGCCGCTGCTACGACCCGGCGAAGGTGCTGATCATCGACTGCGAGAACCCCGACCACGACCTGCAGACGCGCCTCTGGAAGTTGATGCACCTGGCCGAGCAGCGCAGTGACGGCGACGGCGTCGCCGACCGGCTGACCGTCGCGGGTCACGGCAACCCGATCGACCTGTTCGACGGCCCGTCGGCCATGTCGATCCTCGCCACCGTCGAACACGATCAGCCCGACCTGGTCTACATCGGCCCGTACTACAAGCTGCACAACGACGACCCGGACAAGGAAACGACGGTCAAGAAGGTGACCGGCGTGATCGACCAGATTCGCGCGATGGGCTGCTCCGTGATCATGGAGGCGCACATCAACAAGGAGGGCAAGCGCGGCGGCTCGATGGAACCGTCCGGCTCGAATATGTGGAACTGGTGGCCCGAGTTCGGTATCGGCCTGCGGCTCGACGACGACGCCCCCGAGGCGATGCGTCTGTGCGTGCTCGAACGCTGGCGCATCGACCGCGTCCAGCGCGACTGGCCCGACGCGATCGAGCAGGGCGGCAGCTGGCCGTGGCGGAGGTCCGCGTGATCATCTACACCGTCACGCTCCGCCTGCCGTGCCCCGCCTGCAAGCGCGAGGTCACCTGGCACGGCTCCCGTGTCGCGCTCGGGCGCGAGGCTGGCACCACGTACCGAATCCCCTGCGAGAACTGCGACTCGGGCAAGCAACTGATCCCCGCGAGTGAGGCGACGAAGTGACCCAGGCAATCTGCCAGTGCTACTGCCACGTCAACGACGGGGCCAGCTGCACGATCGACACCGGCTACGGCGCACCCGGCACCCCGTACTGCGGCCCGCACCTGTCCGGCCCGCTGTGCCTGCTCGCGCACGGCTGGCAGCCCGACGGTCACCCCCGCTACAAGCAGGCCGAGGTCGGGCACCTGTGCGGCCAGCACCGGCACTGGCTCGACAACGTGCTGTTGGAGATCGAGATGCTGCTGATCGACCTGGGTCGCTGCATCGAGTCCGGGGTGACGCCGCGCGAGATCAACGAGGGCCGTACCGAGCACCGCAAGCTGGCCGACGAGAAGCCGGTGCCGATCAACCTCGACTACCTCGTGCTGACCGACCCGCGGTCCGGCGGGGCTCGCGACCACGGCATCACCGCCGAGGACCCGATCGGCCTGGTGAAGCTGTTCAACTACTGGCTGGCTCGGCACGACGGCAGGCGTTGCCGCACGATCTACGGCGCGCTCGACGAGTTGCGCCTGCTGCACGACACGATCGCCATGACGCCCGGCGTCGTCGAGTACATCGACGAGATGGTCAACGTCCGCACCATCCTGCGTCGCACGGTGAACGACAGGAAGTTCCGCCGCATCGGAATCTGCCGCGAGATCAACGAGTTGAACCGGGCATGTGGCGGAGCACTGCTGGCAGAGAACGGCACCGGCGTCGTGCACTGCCAGGTGTGCGGCGGTCGCTGGTCGACACCCGAAGAACTGGCCCGCCTCTCGCTGCGGGTGACGGAGTGAATCGCCGCGTCCCGATCGACGTCGCCGCGAAGATCGCCGGGGTCTCCCAGGCCACGATCCGGTCCTGGGTGCACCGCAAGCTGATCACTCGCCACTGGGACGGCTTCGACGTGAAGGACCTGATCGACCGGGTCGACACCCGCGATCCGAAGATGACCGAGTTACGCCAGAGGAGGCGGACATGAACAAGCGAACTGACTGGACGACATGCCTGACCCAGCTATCGCGCAACCGCGAGGTGCGCGGCCTGCTGGCCGAGTTGAAAGGCTTCGGCTTCGAGGGTCGGATCAGCGGCGGGTCCCACATCCAGCTGCGGCACCCGAGGATGACCGGGCTGATCACGGTCGCCTCGACGCCGTCGGAGTACCGCAGCACGAAGAACTCGCGAGCACAGATCAAACGGGCGATGCGTGCTGCCCACATCATCGCGTAGCGCGCGACAAGGATTCGTGCAACACTTGACCTCGCACCACTCTGTCCAACGGACCCGCCCTGCTGACTCGACTCCGGGGCGGGTCCGTTTCGCATTCCCACGGAGGTCGTTGTGTCGCTCGCTGAACGCTTCGCCGAGCCGCCCGAGGCGCGCTTGCAGTGCAAGGTCCGTGACATCCTCGACGGGCTCACCGAGAGCGAGCGCAAGGTTCTGACCGGCGTGCTCGACTCGCCCCGCCCGTCCGAGGGTGGCGTCTGGTCGGACTCGAAGATCGTCGAGGCCCTGCGCGCCGAAGGCTGGACCGTCGGCCCGTCCGTGATCGAGCGGCACCGCAAACACACCTGCCGCTGCCCGGTGAAGTCGTGAGCATCGAGGAGCGGTTCTCCGAGGAGGGCCGCGTGAAGGACGAGGAGATCGCCGAACTGCGCCGGGCGCTCCGCACCTCGCAGCGCCAGCTGATCAAGGCGAAGGACCGCGGCGACCAGCTGCGTACCGCCCTGGCCGAAGCCGCCCGCGACGCGATCCTCACCCTCGGCCCGCTGCCCCCGGTCAACGCCCCGAAGATCGAGTCGAAGCGCGGCAAGCCCGAGGTGGCCCTGCTGCACACGACCGACTGGCAGGCCGCGAAGATCACCCCGAGCTATAACTCTGGCGTTCTGGTCGACCGCCTCGACCTGCTGCGTGCGAAGGTCGCGAAGCTGGTGAAGATTCACCGCTCCGACCGCCCGGTGAACGAGTGCGTGATCGCCTTCGGCGGCGACATCATCGAGGGCCTGTTCAACTACCCGGCGCAGCTGGCGCAGATCGACGCGACGCTGTTCGAGCAGTGGACCTTCGCCTCGACCGAGTGCGCGAAGCTGGTGCGCTGGGCGCTGTCGGTGTTCGACCACGTCACCGTCGTGCCCGAGTGGGGCAACCACGGGCGCATCGGCTCGAAGCGTGCCGAGGTCCCGAAGTCCGACAACTTCGACCGGATGGTTTACGAGCACGCCCGCCTCATGCTGGCCGGTGAGAAGCGTCTGACGTGGCTCGACTGCCCCGAGGGCATCCAGCGCATCGAGATCGGCGCGTACCGCGCGCTGCTGATCCACGGCGACGAGATCGGGCGCAACGGCTTCGCCTCCCCCATGACGATCGTCCGGCACGCGAACCAGTGGCGCTCCGGTGCGTACCCGTGGGAGTTCCGCGACGTCTACGTCGGGCACTACCACACGCACAACGAGTGGGCTATGGCGAACGGCGAGGGCACGGTCTACCAGACCGGCTCGACCGAGTCGGACAACCTGTACGCCCGCGAGGGCATGGCGTCCTCGGCGATCCCGTCGCAGCGCCTGCACTTCATTGACCCGGTCAAGGGTCTGGTCACCGCGCAGTACAAGGTGATCTTGGGATGAAGGGCTGGCCCGATCTCCCTCGCCGCCTGCGTATCGGCGGTGGCCGCTGGGACGTCAGGGTCCGCCGCCTGCGCGGCAAGTACGGCGAGACGCAGCTGAACCAGTCCGTCGTCACGCTCGACCCTGACCAGTCGACGGTCGTCGCCCGCGACACCCTGCTGCACGAGGTGCTGCACGCGGTGATCGCCAACACCTCGCTCGGGCTCGGTCGCAAGGCCGAGGAGCGCCTGATCCGAACCCTCTCCCCGCAGCTGCTGGCTGTCCTCCGGGACAACCCGCAGCTGGTCCTGTTCCTGACCCGCTACGACGACTAGGAAGTCACCCGCATGGACCTGCTCGCTGGCATCACCTCCCCGGTGTCGACCCTTCCGGTCGGCGACTCGATGTACCAGATGCATGTGCTGCACGCGATGCAGCGCAGCCGTCACATCTACGCGGGCACGGTGCCCGAGCATGTGATCGCCACCCGCCGCCGCCGCAACCGCGCGGCCCGCGTGTCTCGTCGCATCAACCGGGGGCAGCGGTGAAGGTCGGCTTCGACTGCGACGGCGTGCTGTACGACTTCGCCGACTCCGTGCGCCAGTACCTGATCGAGCGGTACGGCTGGCCGCTCACCGCGTTCACCCCGCCGGTGCGCTGGGGGTTCTACGAGGACTGGGGTCTGAGCCTCGACGACTTCCTGGCGATCTGCAACGACGGCGTGAACTACGGGGTGATCTTCAACTACGGCGAGCCGCACTTCGGCTCGTTCGAGGCGATCCGCGAGGTCCGCGAGGCCGGGCACTCGACGCACCTGATCACCGACCGTTCGTTCGGCTGGCCCGGTCAGGCCGCGAAGCAGACCTACGGCTGGCTGCACCGCCACGGGCTCGTGTTCGACTCGGTCACCTTCACCTCGGACAAGACGATCGCCGCCGTCGACATGATGATCGACGACAAGATCGAGAACTACGACGTGCTGGACAACTCGTGCGACGTCTACCTGCTCGACCGTCCCTGGAACCAGGACGACGGCAGCCGCCGCCGGATCACCTCGCTCGACCAGTACGTCCGGCTGGTGCTCGGTGAGTAGGCCGCACCTGATCGGCCTGTCCGGCTACGCCCGCAGCGGCAAGGACACCGTCGCCTCGTTCCTCTGCACCGAGGCTGGCTACCAGCGGGTCGCCTTCGCCGACGCACTGCGTGAGGTCGCGCTCGATCTCGACCCGACCATCGACGCCCCGTCCGCGGGTCGCCCGATTGCGCTCCGCCGCCTGATCGACGTCTACGGCTGGGAGTACGCGAAGGACGCCTGGCCGGACGTGCGCCGCCTGCTGCAGCGCCTCGGCACCGAGGTCGGTCGCAGGCACTTCGGCACGAACGTCTGGGTCGACCTCGCCATGCGGAAGGTCGACGGCCCGACCGTGTTCACCGACTGCCGCTTCCCGAACGAGGCCGACGCGATCCGGGCGAGCGGCGGTGCCGTGTGGCGCATCGAGCGGCCCGGCTTCGGCCCGGTCAACGACCACCCGTCCGAGCACGCGCTCGACGACTACCCGTTCACCCGCGTGATCCACAACGACTCGACGCCCGACGAACTCCGCCGGGCCGTGCTGCTGGGAGGCTGACATGCCCACGGTTCCCCGCATGGGCGAGATCGGCGTGACGCCGTCGCACGGCTTCCCGGCCTGGGTGATCCGCAAGGTGACCCGCTCGCCCTACGCTCACGCCTTCATCGCCACCGGCAACGGCGACGAGATCATCGAGGCCGAGCCGAACGGTGCCCGCATCGGCCACGCATCGGAGTACCGCACCGTCGTGTGGCTCCGCGGCCTGACCGACGGCCTGAACGGCGCGCAGCGCGTGCTGATCGTCGCCTGGGCTCGGCGGCACCTCGGCACCCCGTACTCGTGGATCGACGACGCCATGATCGGCTTCGCCGACCTGTTCCACTGGGCACCGCGCTGGATGCGCCCGCGGCTCGCCAGCGACTCGACCCTCATGTGCAGTCAGCTGTGCGTCGCCGCGGTCGAGGCGGGCGGTCGCGACCTGTTCCCGAACAGCCCGGACGGCGCAGTGTCGCCCGGCGACCTGGCCCGCGCCAACGAGGCGCTGACGAAGGGCGCGAAGCCGTGACCACCTGCAGCACCCCGAACTGCGGACAGGACGCCGTGCTGCAGTGGCAGCGCGCCGGGGGCGACTCCGAGCACGACGCCTACATGACCCACCTGGGTGACAGCATGGCGAGCGCCCGCGACGCCCGCCTGGTCAACATGACCGCCACCGTCGCGCAGCTGCAGGCGGCGCACGCCGCGTTCCCGAACACTCTCGACGGCAACCGGCTACGGGCTCGCACGCAGCGCCAGATCGACGCCGTGACCGCCGACATCGCCGCGGTCATGGCCGAGCCCGGCCCGGACCTGTCCGCACTGCCCGCGACCACGGTCGCCGTGTTCGGCTGCGCCACCCATGCGCCGAGCCCCGACGCCGCGGCGCAGCTGCACGACACTCACTGCAGCACCACCCCGACCGGCTGCGGCTGCGCGCTGCCGGTCATCCCCCCCTCGGCGATGGAGCCGTCGCTGTCTCCGCCTCCGCCCCCGACGACGACGCCCACCCCGCCGCCGCCTCCCACCCACGCCATGATCAAGTAAGGGGCCACACCATGAGCAACGCAGTGCAGGAAGAACTGGTCGACGTCACCCGCGCGAAGCTGGTCGCCGAGGCACGCAAGCTGGACGCCGAGGCACGCAAGGCCGAGGCCGAGGCAGAGAACGCCCGGCTGGGCTCGGAGTTCCAGCAGGTGAGCCTCGACATGTCGAAGCTGCAGCTGGCCGAGATGGAGTACACCGCGAAGGCGGAGCAGGCCCGCGACGAGCGGCATCACGTCTACTGGTTCACCGGCGTGGTCACCGACACCGCGGTGAAGGCGTGCATCGCCCGGCTCACCCAGTGGGACCGGCTCGACCCGACCTGCGACATCAAGATCGTGTTCAACTCGCCCGGCGGCTCGGTGGTCGACGGCATGGCGCTGTTCGACTTCATCGTCGCCCTCCGCGAGCGGCACCACGTCACGACCGAGGTCCGCGGCTACGCCGCGAGCATTGCCGGGATTCTGCTGCAGGCGGGCACGAAGCGCGTCATCGGCCCCGAGTCCTACCTGATGATCCACGAGATCAGCGCCGGGACGATGGGCAAGATCGGCGAAATCAAGGACTCGGTGAAGTTCTACGACATGGTCTGCGCCCGCGTCGTCGACATCTTCGTCAACCGCTCCGGTGGCCGGTGCTCGAAGGAGCACTTCAAGGCCAACTGGGAGCGCATCGACTGGTGGCTGACCAGCGAGGAGGCCGTGGCCCTCGGCTTCGCCGACGAGGTCGGGTGAACGAAGCGCAGGTCAAGCAGCACGCGAAGCCGTGGGCACAGGTGCATGACGAGGCCGTGTCCACGCTTCGCGGGCTCGATGCGTGGCTGGCGAAGGTGGACGCGCTGCTGACTGAAACGACACTTGACACAGAGTCAAGTGACGCTAGACTCGGCATCACATCACACCCGACCCAGGAGGCCACATGCTCGACCCCGTCAGCCAGCTGACCAGCCCCAGCGACCGTCGCTACGAGCACGGCTACGCGACCGGCTTCGAGACCGGCAAGGTGGAAGGCACCCGCACCGCGCTGCTCACGATGGGCGCGCAGGTGGAGGAGAACAACCGCCTGCACGGCTGGTACGACGACGAGCGCAGCTTCGCCGAGGACATCGCCCTGCTGCACTCCGAGGTCAGCGAGGCGCTGGACGCCTGGCGCGAGATCGGCTTCGACGAGCGGACCAGCGAGGGCGGCAAGCCCGACGACGTCGCCTCGGAACTGGCCGACGTCCTGATCCGCCTGCTCGACATCTGCCAGCGCCGCGGCATCGACCTGCGGGCCGAGTACGAGCGCAAGATGCGCTTCAACCTCTCGCGCCCGTACCGGCACGGAGGCAAGCGCCTGTGACCATCGCCCCCACCACGATCTCGCAGGACCTGTGCCGGTGCGGCCACCCTGCGAACGAGCACGCCGACGGCGAGGGCGCGTGCGCGCCCTGCGCCGCGGTCGCTCGCGGTCGCGTGTGGGGTCAGCTGGCCGCGTGCCGCCGCTTCACCTGGTCCTTCCAGTGGGCAGGCGGTGCACCGTGCCGCTGACCGCCACCTGCCACCACTGCGGCCATGACCGCCTCAACCCGACGGCCATGACCCTCGACGACACCACGCAACGCTGCCCGCACGGCTGCTGCTTCCTCGACTGCTGCGCCGCTTGTGGCCGCGGCCTGTCGTCGTGGGGTCCGGTCGCCTGCAAGTGCGACGACTTCGAGGCGATCAAGTGAAGCGCCCGCCCGCCTACCTCTGCGACCACCCGAACTGGGTTCACCGCCGCCAGCCGAACTGCAAGCGCCGGACCACGAAGGTCTGCGAAGCGTGCGGTGTGCCGACCTGCGGGGTGCACCTGCGCCTGCCGAACCGCGACGGCAAGCTGTACTGCCAGCGGTGGCGCTGCCGGGACCGGCGCGTAAAGGCGGTGCTGTCGGCATGATGAAGGCGAAGCACCACACCGTCTGCTCGAACTGCGACGACAACATCGAGCCCGGCGACCCGATCCACCAGACGGTCTCGGGCTGGGTGCACGTCACCTGCCCGGACGACGATCTCGCGGTGCTGGCCGAGGTCATCCCGATGCACCAGGTCTGCGGTCGCTGCTTCTGCCGTCACGCAGGTGACTGCTGATGACCCGTAGCCAGTTCGCGTTCCAGGTGATGCTGACCATGCTGCTCTCGCTGCTCGTGGTGCTGCTGATCCTGGCGAGCCCGGAGCACGTCGCCGCACCGCCGCCGCCGATCCCGTTCAACATCCACTTCGGGCCGGTGCACCCGTGACCGAGGCCCTGTCGCTGTTCCCCGAGATCGTCGAGCCCGACGGCAAGGCGAAGCTGACCGCGGGCGACCGCCTGCGCCGTCGCCACGACGCGAAGATCGCCCAGGGGATGCACCCGATCACCGGGCTACGCCTGCGCGGCGACGACGAGACCTGTGGCAGTTGCGCGCACCGCGTGCTCGTGCACGGCGGCAGCCGCGGCTGGCCGAAGTGCGAACTGTCCGTGATGACCCACGGCCCGGCAACCGACTGCCTGGCCCGCTTTCCTGCCTGCTCGGGATGGGAGCCCGCCGCATGACTCACGACCTCTGCTACCACGGCGACCTGCCCTGGTGGCGTCGCCGCTACCACCTCGGTCGCACCCGCGGCTTCACCGCTCGCGGGACGCACCGCATGGCCGACCGCGCTGCCCGCTGGGAGCAGCAGCTGAAGGCGCTGCCTAGCCGCTGGCATCTGCCCACTGAGGACGACTACGACGAGCAGGTGCAGCGGTGAAGATGTGGGCCGTGGACCCCGGCATCACCCGCCGCGACGTCATCTGGTGCGCGGTCTGGTCCCTGGTGCTGGTGATCATGTCGGCGTCGATGTCGCCGTTGATCGTGCCGCTGTCGATCATCTGGCTGTCGCTCTGGTGGGCGACCCTGGCCTACGGCGAGCGCCTGCAGCGCCGGGCCGACGCCGAGGAGGACTGGCTGCGCGGGCGCATGGCCGACATCCTGACCCGCACCGCGAACGCCTTGAAGGGCGAGCCGGACGGCATCTACTCCCACGACTGGTCGGACCTCCCCGACGTCGCCGCCCGGCTTCGTAGCGAACTGGCTGACCGTCGCCGCGGCCTCGCGGTCTCCTCGGTACCGCCGGTGAACGTCCACGCCTCGTGCGCGCCTGGCGAGTGCGGGGTCTGCTCGCCGCCGGTCTCGCTCTGCCCTGGCTGCGACTACTGCGGGACACCCGCATGACCGCCCCGCTGCCCGCGTCCGAGGTCGAGCACGTCGCGACCGCGTTCGAGCACCCGGACGGCGGCTGGGCCTACGCCTGCCTCTGCGGCTACGAGTCGCACCCGCACCTGACGCAGCGGCTGGCCGAGCGGTTCGCCGCGAACCACGACGGGCGCTCCGTAAGCGCACCGCTGAACTCTGACGAAGTGAAGGGCTGACATGAAGCGTGGCATCCTCTGCTCGATGCGGTTCAGCCACTTCGCGGGCTCGTTCCGCGTGTGGCGCTGCGACGGCTGCGGTCGCGAGCACACCCGCGTGAAGCCGCTGCCCCATCACCCCGACCACGCCTGCTTCAAGGCGAGCGACGGGACGGTGGTCACGTTCAACGGCGAGTCGGCTCGGGACGTGCGCGACGCCTTCGCCTGCTCGTACGCAGCTGGCGTCGGGATGGTCGACGAGTACCTGACCCTCCGCGAGCGCGAGTCCGAGTGGGCGGCTGACTGGGGCGAGCGCGAGCACGCCGGACCCTCGGCCCCGAACCCCTGGGACCTGGCCGAGCGGTACGAAGCCGAGATCGGCAAGCTGCACGAGGACGCCGCCGCCACCGACGACCAGGTCGATGCCATGCGCCAGGCGATCCTCTCGATCGCCGAGCCCGGAGGGGCGGACAACGAGATCGAGCCCAGGGCGGACGCCACTGTCGACACCTACCGGGTGGTCATCAACCACCACTCGGAGCAGATGCGTCTCCTCGGTGTACCGCGGGACCTGACGAACATCCGGCTGGCCGCAACCGCCGCGGGTCACCGCCCGGATCACCTGGCCCACGATCTCCGCCTGGCCGTCGCCGCCTTCAACCGCAGGCAGCGCCTGGCCTCCCTGCTGTCCATGTCCCCCCTCGGTCGCTTCTGACCCATCGGGTCATCGGGTCGTCATCGGGTACCCGATCGCCACCCGATACCCGACCCGATACCCGATCCGTCGGGTCATCGCCCCTCGATCGGGTCACCCGATCTCGCCCCGATGCCAGAATCTCGCGCGTGTAGGAGCACCCCATGAATCCCGGTTCGCTCTGCGACCGCTGCCTGCAGGTTCACCTGCGGTGCGGCGCGCACAACCGCGAGGGCGGACCCTGCAACCGCTGGCCGAAGAAGGGTGCGCCGGTCTGCTGGAAGCATGGCGGCGCGACCCCGCAGGTGCGGGCTGCCGCGGAGGCCCGCGTGGTCGAGGCGCAGCTGGCTGCCGCGGCGCAGACGTTCGGTGTGCGCCGCGACATCTCGCCGGGCGAGGCGCTGATCGAGGACGTGCAGTGGACGGCGGGTCACGTCGAGTGGCTGCGCGCCCAGGTGCAGGCCCTCGAAGCGGAGCAGCTGACCTGGGGCACCTCGAAGGAAACTGACCAGCAGTCCGGTCAGGGTCGGCAGGGCACGGACACGGTGCGCGAGGCCCGCCTGAACGGCCTGGTCGACCTGTACCAGCGGGAGCGCAAGCACCTGGTGGACGTGTCGGCTGCGACGCTGCGCGCCGGTGTCGAGGTGAAGCGTCTGGAACTGGCGCAGCAGGCCGGTCAGACGTACGCGGCGATGATGCGCGCCGTCCTGTCCGATAGCCAGCTGGCCTTGACCCCGGAGCAGCTGCAGGTGGCGCACGAGGTCGTGGTCCGCCACATGAAGGGCCTGAACCCGTGAGCACGGGAGGAGTGATCGACATGCCTGACAAGAGACTGGACTGGTGGTGGTAGCGATGGAGTGGCACTGCACCACGGACGGCGTCACCTGGCCCGGTTGTGGCCGGTGCGGTCCGTGCCGCGACGCCGCCCCGGACGTGTTCGCCGAGGCTGCCCGCCTGCGCCGTGAACTGAGCGAGACACGGCTGGCGCTTCACCACGAGCGCCGCCGTCGCCAGCAGGCCGAGCGCGCCACCCTGCACCTGCGGCTGGCATCCCGGTGAGCACCCGCGCCGAACGCAAGGCCCGCCGCAACGCCGCCCGCTGCCGGAACTGCGGCGAGTTCGGCAGGCACTACGCCCCGCCCACCGCCGGGTCGCCCGGCGTCTACATCTGCGAGCCGCCCCGGTGCGGCTTCACTGGCACCTTCGCCGAGCATCGAGCGATGGGCTGCTGCACCGCCCCGAGGCGAGCCGTCTACCAGTGCGTCTGTGTCCACGACGACGCGGTCCGCCTCTGCCACGGCGACCGCCCGGTCTGCTGGGACAACGGGAACGGCACCCCGCCAGTGTCGGCAACCAGTAGGAGCATGAAGGCATGACGCAGACCGATCTCCCCCGGTGCCACGACCGCATGTGCAGGAACCGCGCCCGGTACCAGGTCGCCCCCGGCATCGACTCGGACACCGGCAAGCCGCTGCCCGAGGTGCCGATGTGCGGGACGCACCGGAACGTCCAGGCCCCGGAGACCGCCCGCGCGCTGCAGCGGTTCGAGTACCGCCAGCGCGCCGCCGCCGCCGACGTCCTCCGCGAGCAGCTGCACGACGCCTTCCAGCGCGAGGCCGGGCTCGACATCGACTTCACCCACGGCCCCGGCGCTCGGTACGTGCAGCTGCCGATCGCCGACGCCCGTCGCCTGTTGGAGTGGCTGTCGTGACCCAGACGATCGAGCGCGAGCAGACCTTCGTCATCGACGCCCCCGAGACCGACCTGGCCGACCGCGGCGCGAACCCGGACGACCTGGCGCACTACGTCGACCAGCGGCTCGACCAGGACGTCACCGCCGCCATGATCGAGGGCACCGAGGTGGTCGCGCTCTGCGGCTACCGCTGGGTGCCGTACCGCGACCCGAACCGCTGCAAGGTCTGTCCCCCGTGCGTGGCTGCGTTGGAGGCGATCGTCAGTGGGTGACGCCCCGATCCCCAGCTGGGACAACCCGCCGTACGGCAAGGTCGTCTGCCCGGTGCACGGTCAGTGGCCCGCGGTCGACCGCGACCAGTACGCGGTCCTCGCCGCCGCGCACGCCGACTGCCGGGTCATCGAGTCGACAGGTGAACGGCTCGCCCGCCTGGGACGCGAGCCCCTGACCACGCTGGACGTCGCCCCGCCGCTGCGCTACATCGACCCGACGTCGCCGAGCATGTACGCCGCGACCCACGACTTCCCGCAGTACGCCGTCGCCCCGCGGCCCCTCGCGCACCAGTGCTCGATCGACAAGCCCTGCGGTGAGCAGCGCCGTCGCCCGGCCCGGAAGTCGAGGCGGCGCTGGTGACCTGCCGGTACGCGATCCCCGACCACTGCCAGCCGCACTACTGCGGCCCGTGCGGCTGGCCGCTCGACGAGCACCGCCGCCTCTGGCGCGCGCTGTCCTGGGTACGGAGGCGGGCATGGCGCTGATCAAGCCCGAGCGCCCGGCCTCGCTCGCCGAGCCGGTCGCCTGCTGGCACTGCGGCGGCATCTGCTGGTTCGAGACCGGCGTGCACCCCTGCTGCGAGTTCTGGGCCGCGACGATCGCTGCCACCGGCAAGTGCCCGTCCTGCTCCGCCTCCCGTGGGGCTGCCTTCCAGCAGGCCGAGCGCCGCAAGCGCCACTGACTTCCGGGCCGGTCGACCGCCGACCGTGACCTCAACCGATCCAGACATCTCGCCCCGGCCCTGCGCCCGCTGATCACGGGCCACGCTCCGCGGGTCACAACCCCTGGATATGCGTCGCCTGCGTCCCAGGCGACCGGCCCGGATCACAACCGTTCCGCCCTCGGAACCATTGTTCGCAGGGAGCCCGCTATGACCTGGCCTCCCGAGGAGCGGATCGTGCCGCGCCCCGACCCCTGCATCTGGTGCAGCTGCCGCTGGTTCCGCCGCTGCGACTGGTGCGCCTCCGGGCGCATCGCCCTGGGCCACAAGGCCCGCTTCCACCGCATCACCTGGCGCTACCGCGTGCACTTCCGCGAGGTCGAGCGCCAGGCCGTCACCCACCGCTTCGACGACTGAAAGGGCCACGCCCGTGTCCGACACGAACGGCCTGACCACCGACCCGCCGGACTTCGACTCCCTGGGCATCTCGGCGCGGAGGGCGGTCGAGCAGATGCGCGACGGCTTCGCCCGGATCGCCGCGGCGCTGGCTGACTCGCTGCGCCCCGGCCTGACCGCGGTCGCGCACGAACTGGGCTTCCGGGCACGCGCTCGGGTGTCCGGCGAGCGGCTGTGCCCGGCGAACCGGATGCACGCCGACGTGGCGGACCAGCCGCACTTCGCCCTCACCGGCAAGTGCCCGACCTGCGGGGCCGAGGTATGAGCCCGGCCCGGCAGCCCGCTGCCCGCCCGGATCACCGCATCTACGTCGTCGCTCGTACGCGGGCACAGTTCAACGCCTGGTGCTTCGAGCAGGGCTGGAATGCCCGCGACCCGCGGCTGCGTCAGGTGATCGAGCCGGACACGCTGCGCGGCCTGAACAGCGCCGACGTCCGGGTGCTCGACTTCCCCCGCGGCACCACGACCTCGGTCGACGACTGGTCGAAGCTGATCGCCGAGGCCCGGAAGGACTGGACGTCGTGACCGCCCGCCGCACCCCTGGCTGGGTCACGGTCGCCCACGACCTGGCGTCGCCCCGCGATCCTCTGCCGCGGCTGCCTGCGCCTCCGCTGGCGCTACGCCCGCGTCCCTCTCGGCTGCCCGCCCTACTGGGTCGGGTGGCGCATCCTCACGAGCCCTCGGAGGCATGGATGACCGACAAGCTGATCCTGACCGTCGCCGACGGCGGGCGCTTCCGCACGATGCTCGACCTCGGCGCGGTCGTCCGCCTCGCACCTGGTCGGGTATCGGGTCCTGATCGGGTACCCGAATCGGGTCGCATCGGGTCACCCGATACGCACCCGATACCCGATGCCGACGTCACGCCGGAACTGGTCGACCTGATCGACTCCGCCCACCCCGGCTGCGAGGTGATCGAGACGAAGCACAACCTGCAGGGCCTCGTCAGCCGCCGCCGCTGCGACCTGCCCGCCGTGTGGGCGATCCGCACCCAGTGCGTCTGCCAGGTGGTCGCGATCGACCTGCTCTGCGCCGACCACTACGAGCGGCTGTTCAACCACCTGATCTACACCTGCCCGTCGTGCGGCAAGCGCGACGACGTGATCTCCCGCGTCCCGTCGCGGCTGTAACCGACCGGAGCCTGCCGTGGCCGAGCCTTACGACGCCCGGCACATGCGCGACATTCACGACGCCGCCCTGGCCGCGCTGATCCCGGCCCGCCTCGTCCGACCGTGGAAGCTGCTGGCCCGCCCGGAGCAGGTCGCCCCGGACGGCGAGTGGCTGGTCTGGATATTCCTGGCCGGACGCGGCGCGGGTAAGACACGCTCCGCCGCGGAGCAGGTGTGCGAGTGGGCCGAGGATCACCCCGGCTGCCGCATCGCCCTGGTGGGCCGCACACCCGCCGACGTCCGTGACGTGATGATCGAGGGCGAGTCCGGCATCCTCGCCTGCTCCGACGACGAGCACCGGCCCGTCTACGAGCCGACGAAGCGCCGCCTGACCTGGCCGAACGGCTCGACCGCCACCGCCTACTCCGCCGAGGTGCCGTCGGCGCTGCGCGGCCCGCAGCACCACTTCGCCTGGGCCGACGAGAACGCCGCCTGGTCGGAGGCCCCGAAGGGCGACGTCGTCGACACGGCGTGGAACAACCTCATGCTGGGCCTGCGCCTCGGCCAGTCTCCGCGGTGCATCGTCACCACGACCCCGAAGCCGAACCGGCTGATCCGCGACATCCTCGGTCGACGGTCCACCGTCGTCTCGCGCGGGACCACCTACGACAACCTGTCGAACCTGGCCCCCGCCTTCCGCGAGCAGGTGCTCGCCACCTACGAAGGCACCCGCATCGGGCGGCAGGAACTGCAGGGCGAACTGCTCGACGACGTCGAGGGTGCCCTCTGGGGGTCGGCCATGATCGAGGACCACCGCATCCTGCACGGCGACCCGGTACCGGACATGCGCCGCATCGTCGTCGGTGTGGACCCGTCCGGCGGCTCCGGTCCCGAGAACGACGAGCAGGGCATCGTCGTGGCAGGCATCGGGGTGGACGGCGAGTTCTACGTGCTCGACGACAAGTCCTGCAAGCTGTCGCCGCACGGCTGGGGCTCACGCGCTGTCGGTGCCTTCGAGCAGTGGGGCGGCGACCGGATCGTGGCCGAGAAGAACTACGGCGGCGAGATGGTGCTGTCGACGATCAAGCAGGTCGACTCGAAGGTGCCGGTGAAGCTGGTGTCGGCGAGCCGCGGCAAGGCGGTCCGCGCCGAGCCGATCGCCGCCCTGTACGAGCAGGGCAAGGTGCACCACGTCGGGTCGTTCCCGCAGTTGGAGGACGAACTGACCACCTGGGCTCCGTTCGACGCGGCCCAGAAGGACTCACCGAACCGGCTGGACGCGCTCGTGTGGGCGCTGACCGACCTCGCCTTCAACGGCGGGCAGGGCCGGGCGTTCATCGAGCACTGGAAGCGGCAGACCGCGCCCGACCCGGCTGACACCTCGGCCACCCCCGTGCGTAGCTCGGCACGGAACTGGCGCGAGATCGCCGACCAGATCAAGAAGGAACGCGGCGGTCAGCCGCGCACACGGGAGGACGGACATGGCTAAGAACCGCAACCGCCGCCCTGCCGCTCGGGCGCAGGTCGTGAAGAACACCGCGGTCGTGTCGAGCCCGCAGACGCCGCCGGACGTCGAGCAGGCGCTCGTGGCGCAGGGCATGACCTCGACGTCGCCGTTCGGGCCGGGTACGCCGCTGCGCCCCTACATCGGCATCTCGGTGCCGCCGCGGGTCAACGACTACCCGGTCGGCGTGAACATCGCCGTCCGCACCCGCCAGTCGTGGAACCTGATGTCGTTCGACACGATCAAGGCCCTGATCGACGGCTATGACGTGGCCCGCATGTGCATCAACCACAAGATCGACGAACTGCGCTCGATGGAACCGATGTTCGTCCCCGCCGACGGGCACTCCGGTGCCGCCGTCGACGCAGCCTGCGACACCGCCCGCGCCGCGATGGAGTTCCCTGATAGGGAACTGCCGTTCGACGGGTGGCTGAACAAGCTGATGGAGAACGCGCTGCGCTACGACACCCCGACGCTGTATCGCCGCCGCAACCTCAACGGCGACGTGATCGGGCTCGACGTCATCGACGGCACCACGATCTACCCCTACATCGACGAGCGTGGCCGCAAGCCCCGGCCCCCGGCCCCCGCCTACTACCAGCTGATCCACGGCACCGTCTGGGACCACTTCACCTCGAACGACCTGATCTACCAGCCGTTCCGCCCGCAGTCGAACCACCCGTACGGCCTCGCGCCGATGGAGTCGCTGCTGCTCACCGCCAACACCGACATCCGGTTCCAGTGGCACTTCATGCAGATGTTCACCGACGGCTCGATCCCCGGTGGCTTCGTCGAGGTGCCGCCGGACATCTCCTCCCCGGACCAGGTCGCGGAGTGGCAGGACTACTGGGACGCGATGGTCCTCGGCGACCAGGCGAAGATGCACCAGCTGCTCGCCGTCCCGAACGGCACGAAGGTGACCGGCACGAAGCCGGACGCCTTCGACTCGTCCTTCCCCGAATACCTCATGGCCCGCACCTGCGCCGCGTTCGGCGTGGTCCCGCAGGACCTGGGTCTGGTGAAGGACGTGAACCGGGCGAACGGCGAGACGCAGGTCGACATCCAGTTCCGCGTCAACACCCTGCCCTGGGTCCGTTGGATCGAGGGAATCGCCACCCGCTACCTCCGGTATGACCTGGGTCTGCCGGTGAAGATGCAGCTGGACACGGGCCGCGACAAGGAAGATCGACTGTCCGAGGCGCAGGCGTGGCAGATTTACGTGCAGTCCGGCTTCGCCTCCGCTGACGAGGCCCGGCAGGAACTGCTCGGCTTGGAGATCGACTCCGAGCGCCCGGTGCCCCGCTTCGTGCTCGACCCCCGCACGGGTCCGATCCCGCTGGCGAACATCGAGGCGATCGCCGGTCGCATCGACCCGGAGACTGCCGCGCCGGTCGACGACCAGCCGCTGCCCACGGAGCCGTTCAACGGTGCCGAGGGTGTGCTGCCGGACAAGGCCCCCGGCGGGACGCAGTTCAAGCGCGCCCCGATCAACCCGGACGAGCCCCGCTTCCCCGAGATGGAGAAGCCGATCCCCGGCACCGACGTCGTCGGCACCCGGCCCGGCACCCCTGTCATCGGCGACCCCGGCGTCACGGAGGACTCGAAGCTGACCGAGCCGGTCGGCAAGGCCCTCGACCCGGCTGCCGCGGAGATGCAGGCGTTCAGCCGGTTCTGCAAGGCGCGCGCCCGTGCTGGCCGCTGGCGCGACTTCGAGTTCGAGCACGTCCCCGCGGGGATCGCTCGGGCGCTGAACGAGCACCACCGCGAGAGGATCACGAAGGCGGCTGATGCCGCCCCTTTCGCCCGGTAGCCGCCGGGCTCGCCGTGCAGGCCGCGGACACGGGTCGTGTCCTCATGCTGCAGCGGTCGATGAACGACCCGTCGACCGCTACGGCAGGCATGTGGGAGTTCCCCGGCGGCTGCCTCGAAGCGGGTGAGTCCACCCGCGTCGGGGCGATGCGCGAATGGTGCGAGGAGGTCGGCCAGCTGCTGCCTCGTGGCGAACTGGCTGGCAGCTGGCGCACGCAGGTCTACGAGGGCCACGTCTGGTCGATCCCGTCCGAGGACGACATCGACCTGCTGGACCGGGACACGGTGAGCAACCCGGACGACCCGGACGGCGACGACATCGAGTCGATCGCCTGGTGGTCCCCGGAGCACCTGATCGGCAACCCCGCGGTCCGCACCGAACTGGCTGCGAGCCTCGACGTGGTGCTGCCCACCCTCGGTGTCGACCCGGTCGAGAAGTCGACCGACGACGACTGGCACGCCCACCCTGACCGGCACGTCGAGCAGGCCCTCACCGGCTTCCACTCGCAGAACGTGCACGCCGCGATGGGCGACATGGTCACGCTCGACCAGCTGCGCGAGGTGGCTCGTAGCTACCTGGCGATCCACCGCCAGCCGGTCGTGAAGTTCGACGGGCAGGCCCGCGACGCCAACGGCAGGTTCGCCGCTGGCGGCATGGGTGGCAACGACTCGGGCTCGAAGTCGTCGGGCTCGGGCTCGGCAGGCTCGGGCTCGGCAGGCGGCTACGCGGAGATCACCGCCGCTGACCTGCAGGCTGGCGACGGGTCGGCGAACAGCCGGGCCGTGTCGTCGAGCGAGTTCCAGGCGCTCGCCGCCGAGGGTCACGCCTCGATGGACGCCCGGATCGCCGCCTCGTCCCCGCCCACGGGGATCAGCAGCAACCTGGACGCGGTGAAGGCCAGCAGCTACGCCTCGGTGCAGGAGTCGTGGGGCGGCACCACGATCGACGCCCACACCGGCGCGCCGGTCGCGAGCAACGGGGCGAACGCCTACGCGCTCTCGATCAAGCCCGCCGGGGTGGCCTCGGTCAGCATCCCCGAGAACGCCACCGCGGCCCAGTTCGGGTCGGCGATGGACTCGGCGATGTCGCAGTTCCATGACCAGCTGTCGATCGCTGGCGCTCACCTCGGCGTGTTCCACAACGACGCAGGCGGCACCATCGAGATCGACCCGACCCTGGTGGTCGGATCGCTGCACGAGGTCGAGACGATCGGCGCGTACACGCACGCCGTCGGCGGCGCGTACAACTTCGCCGACGGCAACGGCTACTGGCCCCCGCACGTCGCCTGACCGTAGTGTCATAACCGCTGGAAGGATCGACCATGAGCGAGCGCATCGTCACGCACTTCAAGGGACCGGGGCAGTGGTACGCCCAGGCCCGGAAGCTGCAGGAGGAGCACGCGCGCACCCACCCGGACGAGCGGCCCGCGCCGCGGATCGAGCACCAGCCCGAGCCGAGCGAGCCCCGCACCTCGGAGGTCGACAGTGGCGACTGATACGGAACTGGCTGTCGATCGCTGCCCCGTCTGCGGGCATCGGTCGACGACCCTGGCGACCAGGCTGATCGGCGGGCTGATCGTGGCGCTGATCGCGGCGCTGGTCGTGCTCGGGCTCGGCGACCTGGTCGTCCTGGCAGCCAGCCACCTGTGAGCAGGCCGCTGCCGCTCGTGATCGAGCGCGACCCGAGCCCCTGCACCTGGTGCGAGGGCTCGGGCACCTTCCCGGTGCTAGTCGACGGCGAACGCCGCGGTCAGCTGCGCTGGGCCGACACCCGGTGCCCGAACTGCTCGGGCACCGGCACGAAAGACGCGGGTGTGAGTACACCCGATCAGTGACGCGCGTGATGCCGTCACCCGCAGTGCGCGCGACGCCGCTGCAGCACCGACGCCCCCCCGGCGGCTGAAACGCCGGGGGGGCGTTGCACTGTCCGCCTGGGGAGGGCTGCCGCATGTCCGCACCGCAGCCGAAGCCCGACGCCGTACTGGAACAGCTGCCCGCCCCGCACGAGGCGAAGCCGCAGCCCGACGTCTCCGAGCCCGCCGAGGTCACCCGCGCCCGCGAGTTCCTGCGCGACCACCTGCACCTCGACACGACGACCTTGAAGGACGCGCTGGCCGCGGTCTACGGGGACGCCTACTCGTCCGGCGTGCTGGCCGGTCTGCAGCTGGACGGCAGCGCGAACCCGGTGCCC